CAAAGTCTTGGAATCGTTCAAATGATTTTCGAATACTAATATCTACGCTTCTACGCATATGACGGAAGGTCGTACGCATAACAAACGCTTTACTAAATGGTTTGTCCATGTATAATACTTCCTTGTGGCGGAGACCACCCGAAGGTGGCCCCCTAAATAGCTTACAATGTTGCTGGGCCGAAGAAATCGGACTGAGCAGACAAAGTAACAGTTGCAGTAGTTGCATCTGTCAAAGCTGGGTTTACAAGGATAGCTTCAATCTTACCCAAGAAGTAAAACTCTGTGTTCTCTGGAGTAATTGTTGCAGCTGCGCCTTCGTCTTCAGTAACTGCAGAAGCAGACATCATGAAGCGGAATACACAGTTAGTACCAATAAGGTCGTGAATAGCTGTCATGTCGCCAGCAATGTAGTTTACTGTAACTTCCAAAGAAGGAGCGTCAGCTTGACCCTGAACCTGTGAAGAAGTCTTTTGACCGTAAACAGGAACGTTAACGATGTTTGCAGGTGTACCTACAGATGGGAATTCACGTACAGAAGGCATACGAACGTGAGTCGCGTCAGCTGTACCCGGTGTTGAACCTACGAACAGTGCAGCAGCTTCAGCAGCTGTGTCTGTGCTGGCAGGAATCGTGCCTGTGAAGATGTCTAGGTAGGTAAAGATACCTGCACCTAGTGATGAGATATGTGCCATTTTTATTCTCCGTATTTGGTAAATGGAATTATATAGGATGCACTCGAAAGTGCCGTGTTTTGAGGGTCTAACCCCTCTACGTTTAGATAAGATGTTCCAAGCTTTGTACCGTTAGGTAGTGTCTTGTTGTCTAGGACGATGTCTAGGAAGTCGGCTATAGCCATAAGTCTTCCTTGACCTTCACCGCTCTTAACAAACAGTTTTACTGCTACAATACCTGTAGTTGCTTTTTTGACTCCATACTCATAGTTACTACTACTCGAAGGTAAAATAGAAACCATTGCGTACTCACCGTTATCGCCCCCCTTGCAGCCTTGATAGTCTACAGGGTAGGTGGGGATGTTGTGTGAGGTCCAAGTAGCTGAAGAAAAAACACCTTCTATGTCTCTAAGTATTAAGTTATACATTAGCAACCCCCTTTAGTCAATGATAGAGTTATAATAAAACCATCATCAGTAAAGGAAGAGATGTTGTATACATCAGCACCTATTGTCAAAGTATCATACCCCCCGACTTGCTGTCCAGACTTCATCAATGCTTGCGCAGAGGTTGGGTCGCCTGTTGGCTTTGTCTTGGATTCGAGTACTACTTTAACTGTAGAAGTTGTTGTTGTTGAAACGATTGAGCCAGAAGCAAAATCATAACCACTTGAGCTATTTTTAGATAGAGTTGCAGAGACTGCGAGGTCTCCGATAGCAACAAAGGCTTTGTCTACGGCAGCTTTTACTTTAGCTCTCATTGACATCAGTTAGCCCTCCACCAACCAGCACCTTGACCCATTGAACCCTTACGAATAAGAGGACGAATAGGCTTCAAGGCAGTAGAAGGTTTCATTGGAGTGCGTGTGGTGTCGCCGTTACTATCTGATAGACTAATTGAACCTACCGAAATGGACTCAAAAGTTTGAGACTGTCCCATAAGAACGTCCTCATTGTCTATCAGATGTAAAGCTTGCTCGTATACAGCAGTTTTAACACGGCTAGGAATCTCGCTATCCGCTATAGTAATCTGAAGACCAAGACGGTCATCATTATAAATAGCGTTCTTGCGAGGCCAAGCCAAAGCTTGAGAGGAACTAACAGCAGAACCAATCCAAGAATTATCATCAATCAGCGCAGTGGCTGTGACAAGTGCTTGTTCTTTGATTTCGTCTTCAGCGTCAACCCAGTTGGCACTATCAATACGAGTCTCAAAGTATGTATCAGCGTCTGCTATCGAAACGTAGCTGTTTGTATTGAGTACAAGTGCCATTAGTTCACTCTCCTATTTAAATTAAGCGTGGAAGATAGGCAAGATGCCCAAGTTCAAGCTGTCCATTTTACGTGTATAAGAAGCAGCAGCGCCCATAGTTGCGTTAGTAGCGAATACGTTAGTCGCACCAGCCCAGTCGTAACCCATTGGGTGGTTGATGAAGCCCCAACGGTACCATACGTTTGTTGAACCGCCACCGAGGTAGGACGCAGCAGCACGGTCTACTTCAACTGGAGTTGGCATGTTGATTGCAGTTGCAGCAACAGAACCTGGCTTAACAATGAAGGTACACTTAGAAGAAGCAGCGTTCAAGTCGCCAGCTGTGAAGCCAGAAACCATTTGGTTCGCACGAGTCATAACCAAGCGGAATTTGCCACCGAAGATTGTTGAGAACTCAAGGTTGCCATCAGTAACCATAGTTTCGTCAACTAGGTTAGCAGCACGCATTTCAGCCATTACTTCTGGTGAAGTGACCATGTACATGAAGTCAGGCTCATAGTCTTTGAATGTAGCGCCGATAGATTTGAACAAACGCTCACCACGGGCAGCGCCCATAGCAGAAGAGTCGAACAATTTACGTGCGTCAGATGCGCCAGTCGCAGCAGCACCGTGTAGGCCAGCAGCGTTGATGTCGCAGAAGAAGCCAGTTGCAGCAACATCAGCATCTGTATCATAATCGATGATACCACCGTTACCAGAACCTGCAAGGTCACCAAGAGCAACTTCGCTCAATGCTACACCTTTAAGAACTGCCAACAAAGCGTCGTGCTCGTCTTGTGCACGCACTTCAGCGAAGTCACGAGCGATTTTAGCTAGACCGTCTTGCTTAGAGACAACTTCTTGCATGTTTACTTGCTCTGCACCGAATGTGCGAACAGTTTTAACGTAGTTAGCAACGTCTGTTGCGATGTCTGTGTATGTACCGTCTGTAGCAGTAGACAAAGAAGCAACGTTTACGTTTGCTGACAATGGTTTGTACCAGCGGAACTGACCGACGAAAGATTCGCCAGATGCGTCGATGCGCTGGTCAGCAGCAACGATGCCTGTGCCGTTTAGTTTCTTAGCAGAAGTGTAAGCTTCGTCTGAGTAAGCAGAGATTGCAAGAGCAATATTCTGGAAGTCTGTGTTTGTAATAGCCATTGTGTAATTCCTTTATAGCTTTATAGTAGTAATATATTATAGGTTGAAGTTACCTAGTTTACCTTTTGCGGCAAGAGCTAGAATTTCTTGAGTTGACATTTCGCTGATAGACTTTGAAACATCGGTTGAAGGCGCTCCAGCTGGATTGCCTGTACCTGCACCAGTGTTAGACTTAACACGGAACAGGAATGAGTTATCTTCGGACTTAGCATAAGCTTCGACGTAGTCACGAATATTTGAACCTGTGGAATGCAACCATACACCCTCTTCGTTTTGAACCAACTGGTCAACAATCTCACGGCGAGCCATGTCGCGTGATTTGTCGTTACGGAATTCCATGCCAGCGAGTGCATCATTCAATACACCGTCCCGCTTTAGCTGTGTTGTCTCTTTCGCAAAGACTTCTAGTTTAGCTTTAGCTTCGGCAAGCTCCATCTCCAGAGCCTCTTGCAATTTACCCTCTTCTTTCATGCGAGCGATAGTTGCTTCCTTTGCGGTAGCTTCCATCTCTGCTTTCATCTTAAGAGCTTCGTCACGTTCTGAGGCCATACGGTCCATATTGGCTTTCATCTTAGCCAGTCGTTCTTCAACGATAGACTCGATGTCATCCTTTGGGGCTTCGGTTGTTTCTACTTCTTCAGCAGCAGTGTCCTCTACGGGCGCTTCTACTACTACTTCTTCGTTTACTACGTTATTTTCTTCACTCATGTTATTTCCTCTCTAGCACAGCTAGGGTTTTTATATGTAAATTTGTGTCACAGACACGGTGGGTTGTTGTTGTTTGTTCCATAGCTATTACAAATATTATGGTCCAATACCATACCAGTCGTTTCCGTCCCGGAATGATTCGAGCAGTTCTTTTGGAGTAATCTTGTTATCAGGGTCGATTAGACCATCTTGTCTTGCTCTTTGTAAGTACTTATTATATGTCGCCCTTGACATACCAGACTTCCTCATAGCCTTGAGGGTCTGTTTAATCGTTCCTTGTTGTAGCGCATCTGCATAGATTTGCCGAAGGGCCGATTTAGCGTTAACCGCCTCACCAAGGTTTGTAAAGAAAGCATCATGGATTGTTCCAGTGTCTACTTTATTCTTTTTACCCCATTGGTGAAATCTTCTGACTAGCACAGCATCGTTACTGTGGTTGCCATTCACACCTAGTCCAATAGACGCATCTTGTATCGACTGTTGCGATAACAAACTACCATCCTTGCTGGGTGCTTCGTATATGTTGAAGACCTTCTCGCCCGTTACAGGGTCGGTGAAGTCTACTCTTGTCTGTTCTTTAACTCGATAACGCTGCATCATAGTTTTGCCATCGAAAGTCACCCAAGGGATGTCTACCGAACCTGACTCTGCTACATAGTCTTTAGCAATGTCTTTCCAAAACCTAATGAACTTACCAGTCACAGGAACTTCGGCTTCAAGGTGACGCGACATAATCTTAGAAACTTTCTCAAATAACCGAGTACCTACAAGGTCTCCTGTCTCATCTGTCAGCTTCATTAAAAATGTATGCATCTCCTCAGAGTTCTTTACACCGTCTCTAAACTCTGCTCTTGCAGTGTCATACAGTGATTCTGTAATAGTTCTACCTTCTTTAGAAGATAATACTATGTTTCGTTTTATGTCTCGTAATTCATCAATACGAGTCCAATTCTTTCTGTCCATTTCGAAGCTAATCTTAGCATCAATCGCAGCTTTAAACTTATCAACCTCTTTAGTAGAGATAGCTACCTTGCCTTTCTTAGCCAGTGCTTTAGAGAACTGGTTGGCAACGTTAGCAGCCTTAGTAGCATCCCCCGCACCATAGAAAGCAACCATGTTCTGATTCTTAGCAGCCTTCATCAAGTCAGTCCAATCAAGGTCTAGGTCTTGAAGTTCAGGTATAGCCAGGAACTCAGGGTCGTTAACAGTACGTTTAGCGATTTCATCGTATAGACGTTGTTTCTTAGATGTCTGTAAAACGTTAGACAACTCAGCTGACGCCCTATCACCAGTAGATAAAGAGATAATCTGCGCCCCAGAGGAACTAGCATCATTCTCAATCATCATCTTGGTTTTGTACTGTCGAAGCTTTCTAACTTCAGCAGTAGTATAGAGTGTCTTATCTAAAGGTACTTTACCTTCCATGTGTCGGTGTATACGAGTATACTCTAACGCAAGACGAGCAAGCTTGCCCACCTCAACATCCTCTGTAGCAGCTACAAGGGAGTTAGATAGGAACTCTTTGATACGTCTGTCTGGCTGAGTAGTACTCATCATCAGGTTGCCAATTTCTAGAAGGTTCTTTTCTTCAGCTTTAAAAGCATTGAGACGACCTTTAACAGTCAGAGTGTCTAGGGGGCTACCAATCAAGGCACCAATCTGTGTCTGCAGTTCTTCTACAGCATCAGGGTTAATTGATACTGGTTTAGCTGTGTTTAAGAACGGACGGACTGCTTCACCCTTAGTAGGTGTAAGTAGTCCACGGTGATAAACACGACCACGGAAGTCAACAGAAACATCAACAGAGAAAGATTGATTACGTTGCCTATAGTACTTAGCTGTAGCTAAAACACCACGACCATCATTCCCACGAGACATGAATAGTTTCTTCATCTCGTTTACAGAGTCCCACTTAGCGGCTTCACCTCGTTTATCATTAAAGTATATAAGACGTTCTGTGAAGTCAAAGAACTCAGGGTCAACCTCATACTTAACAGAGTTAGCATGGTTCATCATCTGAGCCATACCTCTATCAATCTGATTAGGGTCGTAGTCGGCATAAACCTTTTCTGAGACTACAGGCATCTTAGTCTTACGACCACGAGCATCATAGAACTCTTTAGAGCCAGCCCTAGCATAAACCTTATTACGATTATCTGCATAACCAAAGCGTCGAGCAATACGAGCCTTTTCCGCAGCAATCTGTAGCTGTTTCATAGGGCCGTTAATGATGCTGATTTGACGAGTAACATTAACACCACGCAGGGACTTATCACCGATAGGTCTGCCTGTGTTCAAGTCTTTAGGAGAAGAGGTTCCAATGTCACGAATGACTGTAGTTCTAATCATGCCCTGTTTCTCAAGGGAGTTGATTATTCTACTACCGTCTTTGTGGAACTCTTTGAGTCCCTTCGAGCGGAATGGGTTTAAATCACCTAGTTCTTCGTCGAACATCTGACCAATCTTAATAGCCAACATGTCATAATCAGCACCTTCAGCTGTAGCAATAGACTGCATAGCCTTGGAAGTAGCTTTAGTAACTTTGTCCTTGAGTGTTTCTTTTGCTGTCTTTCTTTTTCTAGCAAATAAAAACTCTCTATCAAGTAACTCTCGTTTAACGCCTCTATACTTGGCAATCTGTTCAGTAAACCAAGAGTCAGAAGGTGTCTTCTTTTCAAAAAGCTTTTCTAACTTACGCTTAGTCTTTACACCGGGGATTGCGGTAATGAGCTTTGCCTTTAGTTCTTTGGCAGAAGGATAGCGTTTAATAATAGGTTGCGTGTAAGCAGCAATAGGTGCCTTAACATTAAAATAGGCTTTGTTAGCCAGTTTAGCGCCGTAAGTCCCTTGCCAAGTCTCAATATAGCGGTTATCAGCAATCTGAGAATCAATAAGTTCAGAGATTGTGTAGCGCTTATTCAGAATAAATACTTCAGGGTCATTAGCTAACTTAGTAGTTAGGCCACCGAATAACTTACCTCTATCCGCAGAACGGTTAAACATAAGTGTACCTAAGTCCTGAACAGAGTTCAAAGTAAACTTGCGGAATACAGAAGTAGGCTTGCCCCAAGGTTCACCAGAGTTATTAGAGCGTGTAAACGTTTGGCGTAACACATCAGTAACAACAGAACGCTGGTTGATAGAAACATCACGACCTAAGTCTTTAACAAATTTGTCGATGTACTTCTTTTGTTGACTTGTGAGTACAGTACTCTCAGCAACTTTAGCAAGACGCTCAGCTAGAATGTCAGGTTCTTGAATCTGAATATGACGGCCAGCACCACTAGTATAGTCAGCACCCTCTGCATTGAACACAGCACCTTCACGATTAGACTTAAATGAACGCCTACTGCCTTGCTTCTGAGACAAAGAGTTTCCTTTGAAGTCAGTCAAAGCAAGTGCCTGAGAGTTCTCAGCAGCATCGTTCTTAAAGTGCGCACGAAGGGCAGCAGTGTGAGCTTTAGAAGCCATTAACTCTTCAGGAGTAGAGAACCCTAGAGTAATGTTACTTTCGTTATCAGCTGTAGGGCGTTTAACAGTTGTGTTAGCACGACGCATTAGACCACGAATAGACAAAGCTTTACCAGCAGGGGAAACAAACTCAGAGGCTTTTAGTTTTCCACGTTGGAAAAGAGAAGCTTGACGTTCACCACCTAGTTGTTTAATCTGTACATCTGTAGACTGACGACGTAGCCAGCTTGTGTAGTCTTTAATCTTTGAAGGTTGGCCTGTTAGTTCTGAAGGATTAATGTTCTTCAGGTTACGAGCTTTAATGTTCTTAGAGTTAACTTGTTCTAGTTCTTCTTTACTCTTAACAACAGGCACCAAGGTAGAACGACAGTTCCAGTGTAAAGGGGGCTGATAACGCTTGTCATCAATCTTATACACTTGGCCGTTATGATGAGTACAGATTGGGCTTGTCTTACCATCTAGGATGGCAGTGAACATGTAGCCAGAAAGTACTTCAGCGTTAGCTTCCATAACTTGATTCATAGCATCTGTCTGTGTTGTAGTAATAGAGGTTCTAGTCAGTGTCCTAGCTTGGTGCTCAGTAATCTTAGTTGTCTTCAAAACATCTGCGATGATTTCATTCTGAGTTAAACCTTTAGCTAAACCGCCTTTAACTTTAGTCTGGATACGGACCAGTTCACCAGAGCCAATATTCTTCATATTGCCTTTTAGTGTGCGTGAGCCTTTAATCTGTGGTCCAGTTATTTCTGCCAATAGCTCTTTAGTCTTTGGCTTTTGTGTTCTATAGAACTTCTTAATTTCAGAATCAAGATTGTTCTTATGAAAGACCTTCTGTGAGTTGGAGAACTCTGACAAACTCTTAGAAGTATGAGCTTGGAGTTCTTTAGTGAAGCGTGTTACTTCGGGTTTCACATTGGCTCGTATATCCCCTTTCAGGAGGTCTTTTAAATTATTTCTATGCTGTTTAAGGATTGTACGGTTGCCCTTCTGGACACCATTTTCATATAGACGGACGTCGCCAGCATGGTCAACAATCCTGTCAAATATCTTTTCGTTAATAGACATTAGTCTCTCCATTACTATACTTCGTGGATGTAGGTGGAAGGCACCCCCGCCGAAGCGGGAGTCCTTTTATTTGGTGCTAATTAGAGAATTGAACTCTTCTTCTCTGTGGTATGACGCCTGTGATACCTTTGAGACCGCGAACCTGCGTTAGCTTATTCTTCGTCTAACTTAAGTTCATCTTCTTTTAGCTCTGGGTTAGCAACTAAAGGGTCAGTCTGAATCGCTTGGATAGCCTCTTCATCGTCGTAGTCAGCAGGTAGGAAGTCATTGTACTTCGCAATGTTGACAAACGTATCACGAGAAATAATACCACCTTGGTACCATTCAGATACAAGACGCATAGCACCTTCGCCACCAACAGTAGCTGCAAAGTCAGCAGAGAGTTGGAATTCGATGTCGTTACCTGTGTAGTCCGTGTCATACTTCCAGTTTATCATAAAGGCTAGAATCTCTTGCATAGTACCAGAAATCTTAGCGTTCATTGTACCTAACTGAGCAGTCTGAGAAGCGTTACGAATCTCTAGAGCAACACCTGAAGCGGCTTGTTCTGGAGACAACATGCGGATACCCATCTTGGCCATCTCTTCGACGGTAGATTGAATAGCACGGTCCATATCCGCTAAAGCCCCCGTAGGTGTTTCTAGCACAGTAATGGATTCGTCTTTGCGAACACGGAGCCAAGTACCAAGACCTGCGCCGACTAGTTCTTCAAACTCTTCGTCAGTCATGTCAGACTGCACCACTGGTGTATAGGTGGCCGCACCGTATAGTAGGTGGTTACGACGAGACACTTTGTTGTAGAGTGATACTTCTCTGTCAATCAATGGCATAAGCACTGGCTCAACAGGCTCAAGTTGCCCATTCAAAGGGAACGCGGGAACGCGGTCCAGACGCTGACCAAACTTCATTGGGTATACTGTGTCATACAACTGGAAGCCACCATCAGCGGAGTCTTCGTACTCTTGTTGAATAACACCGTTAAGTGCTTCTACTTCGTGAGAGCCATGAGACTTCTTGTAGTAGTCAAGAACCAAGAAACCCTGTTCATCAAGGTAGTGGTCACAAACAGTATCTACATAGTTAGGGTGCCAAGGATTATCATCGCTGTATTCTTCGCTGATATAACGAGTAGTCCAACGGCTAAGAGTCTTAACACGAGTAACTGGGTGAGTCTTAACCTGTACGTTAATAACATTCTCTGCTTTAATCAGAACAGGATAAGGAGAAATAGTCATACGCTCTTCAGGAGTCATATTCTCTAGTTCATCGTCTGATACTGTTGGACGGTCAATGTAGACCCAAGCACGAGAAGTTTGTAGCTCTTCCCAGATAGCAGCATCCAAGAAGTTAAACAAAGAAGCACCATCAAGAGTAATATCCTTAGTAATCCAATCATAAGCATCTTCACTAAGTTCTTCAGGGAGAGTCAAGGTTGATGGTTTACGTAGCAAAGCACTAATCAGCACACGAGCATACTGAGTTGTTAGACCCGGAAGCTCTGCTTCTGATTTATAAAAGTCATACTGTGGTTGTGACATACTAGGAGAGAAGGGTAGTAGCAAGTTAGAGTAATCACGCTCGATATACTCATCATGTGCTTTAGCGTGGGCTTCACCCTGCAGTACTGCGCGAGCTTTCTTCCATAATGGTTTTAGTGACAAGTACGAAGCACTGGGGGTCTCTACACCACGCTTCTGTGTATTAGCAGCTGTTTTAACTAGCGACATATTATTACCTCATTAAGTAGTTAATCAGGCATGATGCCTTTATGTTGTTGTTGTATAGTTATTATATTAAAAGATACCCAATAACAAAGGTATCCTTAAATATAATTATAGTTATATTATAGGGGAGACTGGGGTCATTATTCCGCCCTATTTTTTCCGATAAAAAGAAGGTAAGCCTGCTAGGTAATCCCAGCAGACTTTCTTGATTCGAGGACTGTCAGACTTGAGAGCCTGTCCCCTTATTATCATTATTCCGCCCTATTTATTATTTTTTTGGAATCTCAAAGTGAGGTCCGTCAATAAATGGTTTTCGTCCTTGTTTTCTTCGAGTTGCCACATAATCATGGTTAGCCTCTTCAGCGTCCTTGTCATTTAACAAATGAGTCCAAGCTGCACCCCAACGGATGGTAACATCCAACTCACGGGCAGCCTCTGCGAAGGCTTGAGCGATAGTAATGTAGTGTTCTAAGTCCCAAGTTACCTCACCATCCACATAAGCAACTACGTCGATAGCCATACCGTCTTGGTGACGAGAATAACGTACCTGTGTCTTGCCTGTAGCTAGAAGTTGGTTCTGTTCATGCTGTGTACGTAGACCGCAAGTAATCCCGAAGTCAATCGAGCTATACGTGAGGGCTAAGCGTGCTACTGCTACAAGGCTCTCGTTTACATCGACAAGTTTAACCTCAGAGCGATTCCCAAACTTCCAGCCATAGGTTTCAACTGGAGTAATACCTTTTAGGTAGCTTGGGGCTGTATCGTCTTTACTGAACATAGAAGTCAGTTTATCTTGTAATTTTGTAAACTTCATTTTATTGTTTCCACTTATCTACCATCTTCTCACCAGAGCGACCAACGATATAACCACCAACACCAATTTGTAGAAGGTTCCACAGTTCAGCAGGCAAGTCAATGGCGTAGTCAGAACCTACAAAAAGGTTCAGTACAGGGAAGAACAAGTAGTTCATAGCTACGATTGCGATGATAACCATCATCAATAGAGGACGCCAAGTAGCAGTCAACCAGTGACCAGACTTAGCTTCTTCCAGAACAATCTTACCACGAAGTGATTCAAGACTGTCTGTATGTTCTAGTAGAGCTAGTTTAATCTCTTTCTCTACATCCATGCTCTTGTCACCGTCGGGGATAAGGCGTTTAACCAAATCCCCAACGATGGGAGCAAGTACTGTTATTAGTGCGCCCATAATTTTCTCCTATGTTTATTATTTATGATAAAGCCTCTAGTTTATCTCGGATAGCAAGCAAAAGCTCACCATCTTCTGGCCCAGAGTAAGCACTGTTGAGCACCAAGGCGTAGTCGCCTACATTCTGGAAAAGGCCTTCTGCGAGTTCTTCAAACACCTTAAATGAAACATTGGTAATGTTTGTCTCGTGGTTAGAACTCATATTTTTTACACGAATAGTCTTGTTGGTTAAATCCATTGAGTTTTCCTTTAGTTAGGCGTACCGCCAAACGTTCAAAGTCCAATCTACGTCTACGATTGGAGTTATTAGGTTAGTTGTATCAAAAAGGTTCATCCTAGCCCTCATGTTTCCTGATAAGGAGCCTCGCTCATTTCTAGTAGCAGTACTGTGACTACTAGATACTTGTTCCCACATGTTAGTGTTTAGCTTTAGAATGAGCTTGGTTTGCGTAATCCCTGCAGTTAAGAAGGTTACAGCAACATCAACAGGACCTGCAGCGGAGACGCCTATCTGAAGGGGGGTGGAGAGTGGCATCATGGCCCCGTTGTAAGAATCAACAAAGTTAGCATTCTGTACTTCTGTTAGAGAAGCTCTTAGTTGGATTACGTCTTTAGTAGTGTCGATAGTTGTACCTAAAGAAATTCTAACTTCTTGGTCGAAGTAACTTGTCCAGACTTTCTGAGTTTGTCCGGTGGGTTGGTTTGGAACCCTAACGTTTGTACCACTTTGAGTGTAGCGCAGGTACATTAACCTGTCGTCGCCGTTGAACTTGGTAGTACCAACAGCATTTGTTATTTCAACTTGACTTGCAGTTACTTTGAGAGTCATGGTGTCACCGCCAAATCAACACCTACAGGGTCGCCGTATAGCACTAGGTGTGGGGTTGAACTTGACCAAGGGATAACTTCACTACCTACTCTTGATAGTATTCTACTACGGCGGTTAACTCCGTAATTTATTGAACCACCATTTTTTTGGTCATGCCAGCTGTAGCTTGTGCTTCGTATATCAGGGAAGTTTACTCGGAAAGTTTGCCCTGAACCGACTACTTGCGCTAAATCAGAAGATTCTATGGTATACCCCGCATGACAACCCATGACATAGTTGAGACTGCTCGTAACCATATAAGTGTATGCTTCAAGGCCGAAGTACACACCAAGGGTATCGCTAGTCTCATCAGACTGCGCTGTAAAACTATGTCTACTCGAACCATTAGTAGAGGCCCACATAACTGTGTAGTCCTCAACATCGTTTTTATTCATGTCTCGTAGAGTATAACTATTCATTCCAATAGGGAATGTAAGTACCAACTCCCGCCCCGCAGCAGGGGCACGGTAAGGGTCGTTCACAACTGCTTTTGCAGGCACGTAGTTAAAGAAGTTAGCTCGTGTTAAAGCCCCGTTGGGAATCCCTAAACCTGCATTAGAGAAATTACGATAAACATTGGTAGAAAGACCGTAAGAGCTAGGTGCCGAGACAAACTTCATGTTCCCCGAAGGGTCAAACCCCACTGCGTTTGCGACAGAGTGTGTTGATTGGTAGTTACCTGTGTTGTCGTTTCTTACAGGGACGTTGCGGCTTTGTCTTCGATAGCCAGCAAATTTGAAATTCCCTGACGATGTTGTTTTTACGTATTTGTCGTTGGAGTCAAAGGTGACCCCTCCAACGTTATTTCTTGTTCTAATCCTGTTAGACTCGATTTGAATTCTATCAACCAAGGACATACACCTTTACTGTAATTGTTGTTGCGGGCATGTTTGTGGTAGATGCCATCCCTATTGATGTCAGCTGTATTGAACTGCCACTGTTGCTTGCATAAATTTGTCTATTCCAAGCAGTTCCACTCGCCACAACCACTGAGTCAGGGGAAACTTCAGAGTTATACTCTAACAGCAAAGACAAAGGGTTGGAGACCGAGGAAGTTCCAAGGGTTTCTGATTGAACCTTCGGAGTGGCAATAGCAATGTTGTAAGTATTACAGGAGCCACCATCGATGGTGTTTACATTCCTGGCATAAGCAGGGAAAGTTACAGTACCTGATATCTCGTCTTGGATATCTAGATAGTTTAACGCTGAGTGGAATCTAATTTTATTTAAATCTGCGGTTGGGTCTGCGCAGAGGGTTTCTAACGCAGCACCTGTAACGGAACTATCAACAATCATAAGATTACCGGAGGAACCGCTCGTGTAGAGTGTTCTAGTTACCATAGTTATAGTACCTCACATTGTTGTAATTATTTAAGTAGGTGGAGCTACGGCGAGTAGATAGCTCACCTCTGTGATGACAAAGAATGAAATCTAAACTCTCAAAGACGCAGATGTGGGTTGCCCCGTTGCTGTCTTCGTAGGTAGCGATTGAGTGTTGTTGAGGGTTGTCAATAGAGACAAATCCCCAGTCCACTAATTTAGAAACTTGGTAGCCATAGGTGTACCCCTCTAGGTATTCTCTGAAGGTAAGGGCGAGCAAGGTTTGCTCAAGAGTAGAGTTGTAGACACCGTCTAGATAGCGAGAGCAAAGCAAGACGCAATCATTGCGCCTCACCTTGTAAGTCTTTCCGAGAAGGTTGTTCGGAGAGGGTATGATTTGAACTTTACGCTCAAAATTATTTAAGTAAATAACACCCTCTCCTAACACGTTTGAGAGCGTGTATTCACCATCCTCTTTTAGCAACAACTCTCCATTAAACACTGTAAACTTTGTGTTCAATGGGAGTGCGTTTAATTCTTGATAGCTATGCACTGTGTACCCCTTACGTACTAATTGTGATTGTTTTATTGTTAAGGTCGATAACGAAGTTGCCATCTGCGCTAGAAAGAGTTCCCGCAGTCATTGCACCAATGTTACTTGAGATGGCAGACACAGTGGTCACTTCTATCTTGTCAGCGGTCACAGTTCCGTTCACCATAAGACCCCCATCAATAAACTCTGCTTGCTGAGTCCAACTGGTGTTGGCGTTATTACGAACATATCCTGTAGCATCATCTGTAGTGTTGTTGAGTACGATACGGTCCCCCGCTGCTACAGCTAGTCCTGTAGAGGTAACGAAGAACGCATTGACAGCAACGTCAGATAGGCCAGAGGTCGAAGCAGATGTTCCTGTTTCATAACGCCACCAACCAGCACCTCGTACCCCAGCTACTCCATCAGCACCATCGTTACCGTCTGGACCAGTTGGACCTATAAAGGAAGCAAAGGTAATGCCAGAGGTGATAGGTAGTGTCGGGGTTTCCCCATCATAGGAGTAGTAGGCTACAAACGTGTTAGAGCCTAAAGTGTAGCTCTGAGTGTTTGTGGTTTCATCGATAGTGTCCGCATAAATAACAGCTACTTTACCAACAGTCTTTAGTTGGATAGCGTTGTCTTCAACTAGTAAACGGTTAGAAAGAGTTCCAACAGGAGATTTTGAACGGATAGAGAAGTCATAAGTACCTGTGACAAGGCCTACAATATCAAAAGTAGTTACACGGGTAGAACCAAGGGTTTGCCACGTAGCACCGTTATCATTTGAAATCTCAACAAGGTACTCTGTTGCAGAGACATCATCTGCAGCGGTCCAAGTAAGTTTACCGGAGCCTGTACCAAAGTTATCTACCGTTGTTGAGTCAAAAGCGCCAGAAGTGGGTGCTTCTAAATTAAAGTCAAAAGTAGGCTGAACTGCATAAGCAATGTCATCTGCGACATTCCAAGCCAAGCTTGTGTGGTCAAAACGATAGACTGTCAGGTCTACAGTAAGGTCATTCTTGACAGCAATAGTCTCAACCCGATAGACGTCAGAATCAAGGCCAGCAACATCAGACTGCAGGTTAATAAAATCACCAGGCTCAAGGTTCAAACCCTTCTTAGACACTGTTAGCTTTACAGTAAAGATTGAGCGAGCCCTGCGCACGCTGTGTTCAGCCATTGCCAAAGCGTGATAAGGGTCTGTAATACCGTCTGAGTTGAAATCTGCTTGGAACGGCTGGTTGTTGTCTTCTGTCAGGTACTGGTTATGTACTGCACTATAAGAAGGTGGCCAAGTCATAGTGTCTTCTTTAAAGTCTTCATGTTCATTCAGAAAGTTGACAGTAGCTTGGTTTAAACGGCTTGAAGCATCAGGCCACGAAATCTCAATATTATCTCTTGTAATATCGTCATCGGTAAAATAATGACCAGAATCAACCAGAGCGTTTAGCGCAGTTTCATCTGAAGGATACTCTACAAGAAGCTTATACTTACCTTCTGAAGACCAAGTAAGCTCCGCTAGACCCATTGTGCTCATAATACGCTCAATGTTATCGCGAATCTTATCGCCAGTGTCTAGTGAGATGTTGCATTCATACAAAGGGAGAGGGCGGGTGGCTGTTAAATTGGTTTCAACCCAAACAGTTTTATTCCAATACCAGTACTGGTCTGAAGCCGTAGTGTACCAAAGCTCATTTTCATAAGTGTGCTTTTCCAAGTTAGTTGGACGAGACCCTAGGTCGGCAACAGTGTGAACTCTCTTTTGCCCGTTTACTTTCCCACTCACTGAGAGGTTTGTTGCAACGATTGTATCACAAACGTTAGCAGCATCGTAGAAAGACTTAAGGTCAATGCCATCTGCTGAGAGACCACGTCCAAAGTCAGAGTTTGTTAGGTAATCAAGTAGGCAAAGAGCAGGGTTGTTTGAGTAAACAAAGTCGGTGCTCAGAGTATAAACTCCCGCAGTTTCCTTAACCCAACGAACCTTACGACCCTTTACAAGGAACTCCATTGAAGGGACACCGTTGTAGTTGTAGTCTTCACGGTTTAGTTGGAAGGATGCCGCTGCGTGAGCAGCCCCTGTGAAGCGGTTAGTAGCTGCAAACCCGTTAGCTGTAGAGATGGCGTCTGCTGTTCCGCCTGAGACATGAGTGCGAATACGGTGTTTAAACTTTTCAACGCTAGAGTTGTAGTCGTTGTCGTTAACCTTTACCCACTGAACACCCTCAATACCTTCTGCGCACAGAGCGTACTCAACGTTTAAGTATTCATTCTTTGAGCCAGAACGGCTAGTGTTAGCAAACCCTTTAGCGAAAGACTTATCAGAGTTATCAGAAGCGGAAACAAAGCTATTCTTAACCTTGTGTCCAGTTGCAACTCCACCTAGAACTGCTTTGCCGTAAACAACAGGTAGGCTAGAAGCCTCTCCTGAAACAGTTATATTGAAGCCTTTACGTTTGTCGGCTTCTCTCTTCATCTTGTTTTGTTGTGAAATTTGATATGCCGTAGAGGCAATAAACATAAATACTTGGAATACAACACCCATTAGATTTTGCCCCACTTTACTGAAACTGATTTGTCTTTAAATATTGCATCGAAGGAAGTATCCGATGAACTCCGTTGGTCCATGCCGTTTTTAGAAGTAATAAAGGAGCGAACCATGTCAAGGTCAGCCATAGGGGAGGTTCCTTCAATAACCGCTAGCTTCTGTTCGAAGTCATTTGTTATCGTTGGTTTGTCCACAAAACCTTTGTAAACGGACAACACATCGTCAGTGCCTAACAGTGGGTCTCCGTTAGTATCTAAAAGAGAAACAAAAACACTAATAGGTTTCCCAATAACGTTTGCTTTAAACTCAGCACCCATAGTGTCTAGCACCTCAGAAATAACCACTTTATAAGACTCTCGGTCTACTACAGACGAGAACTTAGGTGGGTCAAACTCGTAAAGACCGCCATCGGCGAGATACGTGTTACCATCAAAGACCAAGTCTCTGTGGAAGGATGTAAAGTAGTAATCTTGAACAAACTCTAACTTGATTAAGAAAGCGAACTGGATAAAGTCGCTGTCAAGTACTGTTTGTGCTGCAGTTGAAAACTGTCTCATTATAATGCCTCTATAACTGAGATGGTCCCTGCATTTGAGAGAACGCCATCTGAAAAAGTAATACCTGTTTGGTTGTTAATATCCCTGTAAAACGAAAATGTAGCAAGTTCTCTACACCGAATAGTGTGGGAGTTATTTACATCCTTACGAAGTTTAGGGTAGAAACCTACCGTAGATGTGCCAGACAATATTACATCACTAGTTGTGATATAAATCTTATCGTGGTTAGAGAACTTAAAGAAGGAACCCTTTGGAAGTAACCCAACGTTATTACCAGCGGCAATAAGCATTGTGGTAGCCCCTGCAGAAACGGGAGCTGCTAAAGAAAAGCTCGAACTACTAATCGTTGTCTTAGCGGCTACTTCAGGAAGCTGTGGCATAATCATTGTCTGTACAGTGTGATTATCAGCTGCGGAGCCAAGAAAGATATCCACTTGGGTTTCTGTAGTTCCTATTGTGTTGAAACTCAACTCCCAACGTTGTACATCTTGGTTTGCTCTTTGTTTCTTTAGAGACACTGTATCTACTTCGTAAACAGGCTCGTTTGAGATGATAGTGAAGGGTGCTAAGATTTGTGCACCGTTGAAATAATAGACTGACATGGTTAGCTCCTAATAGGTCTGGCAAGCACCAACAAGTGCCGCTCTAAAAAGTTGGTCTGGCGTCTGCGCCTAGTACCTGTATTGTTTTCTTCTGTTGAGACCCAAAAATCTCCATCGTTTATCATAGCACCATCCTCAAAGGCTATATCGCCTAACAGGGGTCGCTTGTTTTTAATTAGTTGGTAGCCACAATACTCCATGTACTGTGGCAGTGTATAGCCTTGCTTCCACAAAGCCCGTACAAATTCTTCGGTAGTGTTCCAGTTAAAGTTAATATAGTCTCTAGCTTTAGACTCGCCTCTAAGTTCTAAGTCGTACTCAGCAAGCAAAGCGAAACAGTCATTAACATTTCTGGTATAATTCTCACAACGTTCAGTCATAGAGTCTATTGTCCAAGAAGCTCGTTGTAGTGCTTCCGACATCTCTTTCTCAGTATAATACATTCTCTCTCCTATAGAGTGCCACAGAGAGCACGCCTAAGACCCCCTCGATGGTTCCTACCATCAAGAGAGCCTAAACGTCTTCTAAGTGCCTTACATGCGTTCTTCTATGAAGAGGCGTACTAGGTCAGCAACAATGTCGCTACGTACAATATCTTCAACACCAAACTGGATAACTGGTAGTTCAATACCTGCTTGGTTTACTTTACGTGCGAAGCGCACTAGGTCAGCCCCATCTTTCACATCGGATTGTGCAGGGTCTCCCATCAATACTAGTTTTGTATTCTCACCAATACGAGTTGTAATGGCTTTAATCTCGTCCATATTAAGGTTCTGGGCTTCATCAACAAGAACAAGAGCGTTCTCATAAGAGCGTCCACGAATAGTTTCAATAGGTTGGATTTCGATTTGGCCCTGAGTAAGCATGTATTCGTACTTACCTTTACCGAAGGCTTTAGTAAGCACTTCAAGCATTGGCATAAGCCAAGGTGTCATCTTTTCTTCGATAGTCCCTGGGAAGTGGCCCAAGGATTTACCAGTAGGAACGTTAGCTCGTGTTAATACAATCTTCTTGTATTTACCCTTCATAAAGAGTTGAGCAACGGTGCCAGCAGAGCAGTAAGTCTTTCCTGTACCAGCACAACCCATAGTTACCGTGATTGGACACTCTTTAATAGCGTTAATCAGGTCATCTTGCTTTTCATTCTTAGGCAAGAGATGGAAGTTGGTTGGTTGATGTGAGTAGTTCCCAGCTTTACGGGCGTTCTCTTCACGCATATACTTTGGCATACGTGCATCTTTTTTAACGGAATAGCGAGACTGTTTCTTGGACATGAAAGATTCCTTGTTAGTGTTAAATTATTGGGGTGAGCAGGGCCATTACAGCCCCGCTGTTTTTCTCTTGTTATTGTAAGGGCTTAGTGGGCCACAGTTAGGCCAGCAGGTTGTACCGCTGCCAGTTCCTCTGGGGTTGTAGCTGCATCAATAGCCGGGTCGGTAGGTGCATCACGCAGAGTTTGTTTGTCAGCAGTAATCTGTGTGGTGTCAGCACCAGTTTCGAGTGCCTTCATAAAGGCTGTATCCAGTGCAGCCAGAGGCTCTGCACGAGCTTGACGTATCTTGTCACGCCAGATGTCTCTTGCTGCTGCCATGTCCACAGAGATAACCCCTACGTCTGTATCAGCTTCCCAAGCACCACGGAAGGTACGTTCGGCTGGTAGTGTGTAGTCTGCGGCGTCATATTCTGTTGCGCCAATCTTGATTAATGTTTGTGTCATGCTGCTATCCTCCAAGCATTACGAAACGACCTGTCAGAGGGTACGTCTTCTGTTTTGACAATCTTGAACACCGGTCTGTTGTATTCCTTTGACCAGATGTGACGAGGGATGTCCTTCATTACGAGATACTCAATGGCCTCCTCCTCTGTGAGAGGGCCAATGCGAGGTGCTTTCCACTGTGCCGCGCTTTTATCGGGGTCATGCTTAAAGGTGTCGTGACGACCCTCTGCGATGGCTTGCTGCTCATCATCTTGCAATGCCCAGTAGACGGATATAGGTGGCAGTAGCCCCGCCTTGGCTTCTTCAAGCCAGTTGTCACTAGGGACAAGCACACAGGCAGGTTGCTCTGGTTGCTCTGGGTCTTCAAAGATTACACGATAATTGCTCATGCTACTGATTTCCAACAGTTGTTACAGTCTGGTAAGTCCTGTCAGTCAGCTCGCCGAGTATGTTATTTATACCAACTGCAACACTACTAGTTGCGAAAGAATATGCGTTCGCAAAGCTATCTGAACTCCCTACGGTATTAGCACTAGACCCCGACGCAGCAAAGCTTGCGTTTGAATAAAGGTTAGTGAAGTTTATACGAAAGTCTCCAGTGCCGAGGTCAGTAATACTGCTTACGTTTCCACTATCCCGAATAGATACAGTAGATTGGCCATTGAAGTTCACCCAAGCTCTTGGGAAGAAAACCTTTGTCCCCGAAGAAGTCCTGATATCTTCCACATCAATAATATCATTACCATTCATGTCCAAATTACCGCTGCTGTCGATACGCATGGCTTCTACGTTGCTAATGCGCCAGATATGGTCTGTAGCCCCATTGGCATCCTTGTCAATGAGGTAGTCGTTCGACACGTAGGCGCTTGTGGACGTGCGGGTTTGGATACGAAAGCTACCGTCATCAAGGCTAAACTGAGTTTGCTGATAAGCGGCGTCCGTATTCGTTTCGTCAAGGATAAGGGTCGGGTACGTAGCCGAGATTTGGAGGACACCCGCTGGCGAATCTGTCCCAATCCCAACATTACCATTGCTGTCGATGCGCATGCGTTCTGCGCCGTTAGTGCGGAGCTTAACATTATCTTGACCCACAACCTCAAGGCCGTCATCACCTCTGTTTAACTGTAAGTAGTTGCCATCGTCTGTTGCACTGTCGTGGTCTAGGTAAATACGAGGGTTGCCACCCGCCGAGCCAAAGTCAACTTTAAGGTTTCCTTCAACGTGCAGCTTTTCTTCAGGCGAATCTGTACCTATGCCGACCTGTCCGTTGCTGTCGATGCGCATACGTTCTGAGTTGTCAGTTCTAAACCGCATAGCGTCAGTGCTGTGGTCATAGGAAAGCTGACCAACGTCTTCATCGTCAGGGTCAGAGAAGTTGATATTCGAGAAGTTATTCGCACCTGCAAGAATATCAATCTGCATAGACCCATCACGGGTGAATACAGCCTCAGTTGAAGCACTTGGTGACCAAGTAATCGCAGGGACAGAAAAGCCAGCAATAAGTTGCGGAGGTGTCCCAGAGGTCAGGTTGGTAAGGTTTGCGCTTCCAGCAACACTATCGCCGAGTATAGTTTGACCGTCTACTGTGAGAGTAGCTTCAGGCGAATCTGTACCAATCCCAACCTTACCGTTGCTGTCGATGCGCATGCGTTCAATCAAGCCTGAACCACCACTTCTTGTTTTTACAGAGAAATAGCCACGGCGGTCAGCATCTGTAGCGTTTTCCTTATTGCCCTCAATACGAGCAAACGTGTTTTCGCTTGTACCTGTGTAATACGCCGCTAGGTCTAATGCGCCACCAACGTCTTGTGCTACTGTTGATGTGTCCAGAATGCGGGTTGACACCCCAGCTCCGTGAACGTCTAATTTACTTGTTGGCGTACTCGTACCAATCCCAACATTACCGCTGCTGTCGATAAGCATGGCTCCCTGCGTGCCGTTAGTCGAAAACACCATGTTGTTTGTGGAGTGTTCGTAGCGGATTTCACCTGTGTCAGAATCCTCAGTATCGCCAAACTCAATGAAGCCGATTCCGTCATTCGGGGTCAGCAACCGAAGTCGGGAGTCGTTATCCGCAGCAGCTTCAATGAGAACAACAGGGGAGTTGTCGGAATAAATATGCAGTTCTTCGGCAGGAGAACTCGTCCCAATCCCCAAAGACTCAGCACTCGCATCCCAGAAGAACTTTGGCGTGGTGCCTGTGTCCTCGTAGAAGCTGATGTCGCCGTTGCCGTTGATAAGCATGGCTTCTGAGCCGTCTGTCTCAAAGGCGATGTTTGACTGTGCAGCAGCAGAGTTGTTGTCGTAGTCCGCTGAAAGGGTTAACCCCCTTTTTGCTTTGATATAAGAACTATCACCAGAGAAGTTCTCCAACTCAATGGCATCAGCAATCCCTGCTGCGTTATTTGAGACAGTCAGCCCATCGCTGGTGATAGTCCCAGTGACGTCTACACCTGTGCTGGTGGTGGCGAGTTTGATGCCGTTAGTTGCGTCTGGGTGATAAAGGTAAGTAGCACTGCCATCAACACCTCGAAAATAGTTAGTGTTGTCAACAGCTCTTAAACGCAGGTCTGAGCCTTCAATTACAAGAAGACCCGTGTTAGCGCCAAGTATATAACTAGCTGTTCCAGAATCGTAAATCTGTAACCCAGTGCCGAAGATGGCTTTGTCGTTGTCACCGAAGGACAAATCACCAGTCATGGTATCGCCAGCTACTTCAACATAACGAGCATCACCAATAGTTTGAACTTCTGTTTCAAGAGAAGCAGTGGTGGCTAGGTTAGAGGCATTACCAATAAAGATGTCACCGTCATCAAGGTTGGGGGTATCGTTGGCACGACCCGCGCCAGTAACCATGATAGAGCCGTTGGAAGCGTGTACTTTGATTACTTTACCGATGTTCTGAATAAGGTTCCCAGAACCAGGAGGAGCAGTAGTGGTTAGACCCCCTGTAGCGCCAATGTAAAGTGTGTCACCCTCAGAGAAAGCTGAGGTATCAAAACCTTTAACAAAACCAGTAAGAACAAGGCTGCCCTCTGCTTCATCTGCAAGTGTGCTTGTTAGAACCCCCACTGCTGGCATACTAGCTGCAGTATCTGCACGGGCCGCTTGGACTTCCATAGCTTGTCCCGCTGTACCGCTTTGGTATACAGGGGTGCCAATAGCCAGAGTGCCTCCAGAAACATTCTTACAGGTTTCTGAGATAGAGGTTGCGTTTACAGCAGCAACAGGCCCAAGGTTTATAGTTTGGACTACACCTCCTGCTGCGTTAGAAACTTCAATAATCAAGTTATCATTAGAATCGAAGTAAGCATCGGACACTGAGTTGCCGGAAGAGCCTTGGCCCCCTGTGCGAGACAGAGAGAGGTTAAGGTCTTGTACGACTGTGTTTATTAGAAATTCATTATTATTAACTGATACGGTGTACTGTGACATTATACCACCTCTGTTGGGCTATACCGGACTTCGACTAGGCCGCGAAGGGGTTTCCAAATTAGCTGCTCGTTGCCTACACCGGGGTCTCTAATCTCTAGACCAATAAAACCATAAACAGGTTTATCAGGGATAGGTGTGGTGGCCCAAGAATCAATTAAGTCTTCCGGTATGACAATATCAAAAACGTTATCAGTTGAAACGGTATCAATAATATCTAAAGTTGTAATTGTTGGGTTTGTTGCTGCAGTTGCTGGCAACGCGCCAGTGTCTTGAACGTTATTTGCTTCAATAACTTTAGCTGTGATAGTGTAACCCGCAAGGTTAGTTACCCAGCCAATTGTAAGAGAAATCCGTGTTTGTTCTCCTTCAATAATAGAGACGAGAACGCTTCCATCATCGGTAATTAAGTCCTTGGACCTAGAAGTAATCTTTGAACGTGCCATAATAGTTCCTTTCTGCCGAACCTCAGTTGGGCTAGTAAGTTGGTTGTTAATTTGTGTTTATTAGTTATTGCCTAATACTTTCATTAATACATTCCCTAATATATTATTGGAAATATTAGGTACACGCCCCCCGAAGGGGACGCGCAATTTTTATTTTAGTTAAGGTGTATCAGTAACCAAGTCACCAGTAACAAAGTTATAACCAGTCAAAGGCGCAGAGCCTTCGATATCAGCTATAGTTGTTACAGAGGACTCTATCTCATAGTAGTGTGCAGGGGCTACAGCCAATAGGCTTAAGTCCTGTGTAGCACCACTGTTATAGATAGTCGCAACGTTAGCAGTTTGGTTTGAATTCCAAATAGCCACTTGGTTAATTATACCATCGTAGTAATTGTTGTGTACGTTAGACGCTCTACCAATACGATAGATGTTGTCGCTTGGGTTAGCACCACTTATAGCGCCATCGTAACCACTATTAGAAGCAACACCAATCTTAAACTTGTTAACACCATCAACAAAGATATTAAACCTACCATAGTAAGCTCCAGATTGATTAGGGTCAACTCCAGTAGTTCCACCATCAAAAGTAATCATTACATGTTGCCAAGTATTGTTTACAAAAGAGTTAGCGGCTACCAGTATGATGTTATCATAAACAGTACCGTAGTTTAGTACTAGGGTAGTTCCACCTGATTGCTTTAGAGTAATAGCTCCACCATTGTAATCATCTCCTGCACCATAAACCATTAAGGTCTGAGTGCCTGTATTTGATGTATCTGGTTTAACCCACATAGAGATAGTCCAAGCGCTACCGTCACCATTTGTTGCTCGTTCTAGAGCAGTCATGTTGACAGGGTTGCCTTGAAGCCAGTTGGTTGAACCATCTAAAGACAAAGACTTAGTGTTAGTGTAGGTTGGTACTGTTACGTTGATAGTCACAGTGAAGTTAGTAATACCACCGATAGCATTAGCAGCTTTACAGTTAATGACATAGGAGTCAGTTGAACCGTTATGTGCTGGTGCTGTACCAATGAACTGACCGTTTACTTGACCCAGTACTGCCCAAGCAGGAGCATCACTTTCGCCATACATGTTAACAATGTCAGAGTTAGCGTCTAGAGCAATCTGGAAGTTAAATGCCGTGTTCTCTTCAACAGTGAAAGACTGATTAGAAACATCTGGAGCAAACGTCAGGTTAGGCTGTGAGCCACCTGTAATAGACTGCTTAGACAACACAGGAATAGAATAGTAAGCACGGTTGCCTTTAACACCAAAGAATAGGTGTAGAGGAGTAACGCCGTCGCCATCAGCTTTACGTGTAGCAATCTTAACATTAGCGTCTTCATCATAGAGTGTGATTGTGTTGTCGGCTGTATAGCGTAAGCTAAACATACCCTGAATAACGCCAGCGCCTCCATCTCTGTATTGGTTCAGACTTGCCGCATAGAAGTAATCAGGCGCGTTTGTATTTGCATCCCAATCAGAAACCCCAACATCAGTATCAAATAAGATAGCTTCGTTAGTTTGATATCTGAATGTGCCGTCTAACTGTTCTTCAGCTGTAGCAACACCTGTCGCGGCGGCTGTGTAGTCAGTACCAAAGAAATCACCTTGGCCTACTTCATCAAGCATAAACATAATCTTCTCACCGGGGAGAATAGAGATGTTAGACTTAAGCACTGTGTGGTCTAGGATGCCGTTGATAATACCTGCTTCAGTCCCAGCAAAATCGTGTACAATTTCCCAAAGGAAAGAAGTAGAGTCGATAATACCGTTAGGGAAGGTTGAGTTGTTGAATCCACCAAACTGTAGGTTGAACTCAGTGACACCCAAAGAGATAGTTGTCTTAGCTACGATAACTTCAGTACCACCAGACAAATCCATCAGAGTCAAATGACCATCATTGCCGAAGCGGATAGACATAGGCGCATTGTTAGTAGCTGTATAGCCACTCGCGTGATAGGTTGTTACATCTGTGTTAGTAGAGCTTGTGAACTTACCAGTGCCGTTAGCATAGCTAAACACTGTGTTCCAGTTACCAGCGGTTGCTTGGTCTGTGTAAGAAGTCGCTACTTCAGCGCCATCCCAGATACCCAAACGAAGTTGATTACCTGTGTCCATGTTGAACTTGAACTCTTGTCCACGTTGCAGCTTCTGACCAAAGTAGTACGGACCTTGTAATCGCAACTCAGTACCACCAACTAGGGTAGTATTGATAGCGTTTGAAGCGACAGGTTCGTTAGCGTTAGTACCGTAGGAAATGTACCACTGGTCATTAACCGCACTCATTGTAGAGCCGTTAATCATGTTAGTAGCATCGATTGTTACTGTTGAACCATCGCTCATAGTAAGTACTAAGTCAGAACCAACAATAGCACCACTAGCAACAAAGCTGTTAGTGTCTACACCCAGAGTACTAATATCTACTGTGTAGGAGGTAGCGTCAGCTAAACTAATAGTGAGGTTGTCCTCTGATAACAGAAAGCCAGTTACAGGATTACCCTGAGAAGCAAAGCTTAGAGTGTTAGTGAACAAGTTGTTAAGTTCTGTTACAGCAGTGTTCAATACAGAGTTTACTAAAGAACCGTTGATGCTTACAGCGGAGACTGGCAGGGATTCAATAAGAATCTTAGCGCCATCTTTAACCATAATCTTAATCTCAGTACCATTAGCAATAGCTTGTATTGTGTTAATGTTATGAGGAATAAGCATCTGTGAACCTACCGCCAAGGACAGGTCTTTAAGCAAGATAGAAGAACCTGTAGAGTCAACACTAAAGTCCATAGCCTTATACTTAAGGTAAGGAGAGATTAGCTCTAGGTCTTTATCTTCAAACAAACGGTTGTGTACTGTTGCTTGGTAGCGTAGCAAACCAGTGTTAGGGTCTACAGTGTCACCTTGACGAACTTGGAAGATGCCTAAGTCAGCGTCAGTAGCGTTGTCTACCTTGTGGATTTCAGCAAACAACGTAGTACCAGCACGAACATCAACAGGGTGGTCAAAGAACCACTCAATGACGTCACCGGGGTAGATGTTAGCACCAGCAGAAGAACGAGCAGCAGCACGAGGAAGTTCCTGCATGTAAACCTGACGACCGTTAATTGTAATGCGGTACTCAAGACGTACTTCTGGACCAACAGCTTCAGCAGCAGTGGTAGTGATACCAAGGCCAGAGATGTTAATGCCAAAGTAGTTATTACCAGCATAACCAACAGAGGTCAGAGGGTCTGGTGCGCCACCGAGAGGCAGAGAGAACATGTCAGTATAGACACGCCCACTTGGAGGGATGAACCCTGTGCTGTCTCTGTTAGCTGTTATAGACTGGTCTTTAAGTCCACCCCACATAGGGAAGAAGTTAATGTCACTTGATAGGTTGGTGAAGTAAATGTTCTCTGAACCAGAAGACATCTTGTGCTGTTCACCGAGGTACAGTGAGTTAAGTGTTGTTTCAATAGCTTTAGTAGAGGTAAGCCGACGAGTGTTTTCATCGTAGTTCCAGTGGGATAGGAATTCCTGTTGGTCTGTTGTTAGACCAGTACCAGTAATACCACCACCACCAGTGCTAGGAATCATATTTGAGAATACATTTTCTGACATTAGCTATGCTCTGCGTAAAAGCACTCAGCTGAGTCACTAACAACAACCCGAAAGTAAGGGGCTATTACTATTTCTTCAATAGTGCTTGCTGTGTAGTTCTTAATAGTAGTCCAAGGGCCAGCACTTGTAAGCTTTGCTTGAAGGTCTACGGTGCCTGTTGTAATGTGAATTTGTACAACGCCCCGTCCGATTTTAGAGTCGTCGTTATAGTTGCCAAGTACTTCCAAAGAAGTGTATCCGCCAGTGTAGACGTTGTCGCTAGTGGCAAACTTAGATGCGTAATTAGCCATAGTTAGTCCTTAATGTTTGTTAGGTACCACAGCAAACCCCGTAGGGTTCACTGCGATAAGTTCTGTTACAACCAAAGCCTGCTTGGGCTATTTGGTGTAACTCCATAAAATTCGTCTATTGATTCAACAATAGTACGTTTCGTGTCGTTAAGTAAACGAATGTTTAAGTGCCAACCTGTTGCGGCTACCATCTCAGGGTAGTCCATACCATTAGCATCTGTAAGAGTAACGCCTGTGGCCTCATAGATAGTACCTATGACATCTATAGCGTAGTCAGCAGTGTTAGTTACTAACTCACCCTCTTCGTTGTAGAAGGCAGAGAGTACTGTAAGCATAGCAGCTTCGTTTGTTAGCTTAATGTAGAAGTCGTTCTTTGGTCCTAGTGCTTCGTCTATCATGTTGATGCCTCCGTAATACCAGCATCTGTGATGTCTTCATCCCACATACGGAACTGTCCGATTGTACCCATGAAAAGTTGCCCAAGCTCTAAGTCAGTAGATGACAAGGTAGGGAGACTCGTAGGGGTTGTGTTGGATGTCAGGAGTGTACCCTCGTGAGCGCCGTTGATGAACGTAGAGCCGTGACGACCAGCAAGGTTGAAAGGTACGTTAGTGCCAGAGGAATAGGCGTTATTTGCGCCAACAACTGAATCAATGCCAGAGGATGTAGACCCTTGTAGGAACTGGGGTTGACCTGTTCTACTGCCTGACGTTGTAAACCTGTTATAGATAATGTTGTTATTGTCTACTCTCCAACGCCACGGTAAAGCTGTGTTGGTACTACCACTATTAGCATACGTTATCTTGCCATCAATCTGGATAGACATGTTAGTGCTGTCATACGGCAGGTTAGCGGCAGGGACTGTTAGTGTCTCAGCAGCACGAGTTGCTGAAGCACCCGCTGTTGGGATGTAGCTTGATGGGGTTGCGCCAGCTTCGAGTTGTGCGTTTGTGACTGTACCTGAAACGGTTAATGTCAGAGTTCCCGCTGTTGGGGTAAACGTCAGATTAACTCGATTGTTCTCACCTGTACCTGTTCCAACCAGAGGCCCAGCAGTAGACACCCCAGATAAAGTAACTGTGCCTGTTCCTGTAAAGCTGATGGTATTAGCTACAGCAGCTACAGTAGCACTTTGAGTAGATAGTGTGCCAGAGTTCAACAACAGGTTAGTCCGAGCTTCACTCTCGTGGAGGATGCCTTCGTTAACCCAAGCAGAACCATTGTAGATGTGATGACCACGACGAGGGGAATAGACAGGAGTAGTTGTCGTTGGAACGTAGCTGCTAGCAGTGTCAGGGCTGGTTACCATGCCACCGAGGCCGCTTCGGAAGGAGTGTGGATAGGCGACTAGAACCCCAGACGTACCATCCCCTGTAAAGGTCTGTGAGCCGAAGGTGTTAACTTGAGACGTTTCACCTACCGAGAAGACTTCCTGTACCAGTGTTGAACTGGTTATTGAAAACCTGTACCAACCATTACCTAAACTTGTTACTGTCGGGGATACGGAGCCAGTATCTAAAGACACAGTCCCGTCTGACAGATTGATAATCGCATATTTGTTGTTTGTTGTAGCAACCGAGAAGAAGTTATAACCATCTGCTTTGAGGTCTATAGTTACTGTTGTGATTGTGCCATTAACAAGATTACTGTTAACTTGAGTTTTGTAGAACCTGTGAAGCCCACTAACAGTAGTCGGTGTTATCTTGAAGGCTGTTGGGTTGCCCTCAAAGTCATTCTGACCAGTCGTTACTGTCAGGGCATTATTAGTCCAATTAGCATTAGTTAAGTCACCACTATGGGTCAGAAGGTTATGCGGACGCCACTTTAGCAAGCCATCACTATCAACCATAGTTGCATTAGTGGAAGCTGTGTGAGTTATAGCAGAGGAGAAAGTAGTAGCTGCTCCACCTGTTTTGTATGTGTCTGTTTTAAAGTTAAAGACTAACTTCGGCTCGAAACCAAGAATAGCATCGGCGCTAGTGCTGCCTAATAAAATAGTGACTAGCTTATTGCGTTTTCTTCGTGTTAAGCCTAATCCTAAAGAATTAAACATGATATTCCTTACCCGTATGCTACGATGCCAGTGGCAGTTGTTCCAGTTGAATAGATTTTAGTAATCTGTGCAGGGATTTCGTAGTAGTCAGGAACAGTCATTGTTACTGTATCTTCACCGATAGTGTCAAACTTAATAGTGCCACCAACAGTAACGTATACTGTCAAAGCACGGAAAGCCAACGGGTTAGCGTCAGAAGGGGTTACGTTCGCAACACGGCGAGCTGGAGTAGCCAAGCCCATGTTAAAGTGTTCGTTTAGTATTGCCATTGTTATGGTCCTTTATGTTAGTTGTTATCAGGGATGGGTCTTATATAAAATATAGTAGTATTATAAATGCCCCCCAAGGGAGGGGGACACCTTAATATTACTTACGCTTGTTACGAGGGTCTTTAGAAACAGGCTTCTTCATGAACTTAGAAGCTTGACCACGTTCCAAAGGAGTTGCGCCAATCGCCTTCATAGTCTTATTAAGGCTATTAACGCTCTTAACTTTAGCAGCGTTCTTCTTCTTAACTTGGCTACGCAGTCTAGCTGTGTTGTTAGTGCGGCCCTTCATAGACTTAGATGCCTTAGCAACCGCACCTTTAGCAGACTTAACTCCAGCTTTAACTTTAGCTTTAACAATACGAGACTTACGCACTACTGCCTTCTTAGCCCGAAGAGCGTTTGTGCTAGGCTTAGCTGTAGCACGAGCCTTGGCAACACCTCTTTCGGCTTTTCTTTCAAGATTACCAACACTGCGACGAGCGTTACGTACAGACTTGCCAGTTTTAGACTTAAGCGTGCTAGTGGCTCTGCTGACAGCCTTACCCGCTGCGGAATTACGAACTGAGCTTTTGGCTTTACTTTTACTCTTCATAGCAGAAGACTTAACTTTAGCGACTGTACGCTTGGCTTTAACCACAGAGATACGAGCTTTAGACTTAGCCTTGTTGCTAGTAATACGAGCCTTCTTAGAGACTGTAGACTTAACGCTAGCAATCTTCTTCTTGGCCATTTGGCGCTTCTTCAGAGCAGAGGTTGTAGAACCTGTTGCTTTGTTGTAAGCCTTGTTAAGTTTAATCTTAGCCTTGCTGATAGCCATTCCGCCTTGACGCTTACGCTTCATAGCAGAAGCTTTAACAGCCTTCATTAGTGCTGCCTTACGGGCAGACGTCATTTTATAAGCGGAGCTACCGAAAGACGTGGCCTTTGCTTTAGCGCGGTTGTATAGTGACATGTTCTTTTTCTTTCTTATTGCAGGAGACTACAAACTCATATCTTGATTGTATAGAGTTCAAATAGTCAGTTGTTGTTTGTTGTAGTTGTTTACAAGCCTCTTCAGACTCAGTGGACATGGGATGCCAACCATCTTGGATAGTAGCTTCACCATTAATAATGAACAAGATAACAAGATACCACATTAGAAGCCGAAGCCTCTAGTTGTTACCTTAGTACCACCTCGCACAGGGAATAAATACTCCACAGCATATCTTAGACCATCTGTCCAGTGTTCAACACCTTCTTTCTTACAGATAGTAGCTGTGTCAGGGTTACTCTCTACCCATGCGGTTCGTTCAATAGATTTAATAGTATTCACACAACGTGGATGAACATACATATCGATGTCCCCATTAGCGTTCTTGAACTTCTTATTAATAGCAGCAACACTATCAATAATAGGAGGTGCCTTACTATGCGCTCTTGTCTGTATACCTTCAGCTTGTAGAATGCTAAAGTCTGTACGTCCAACAGCAGCAGAGGACTTCCTAGCCTTCCCACTAGGGTCAGGGTAAGAGATAATGCGGTGTCCACGATACTTGTCTGCCAGCGTCCTAGCTAGAGTCTCTGTATCTGGGTGTCCCTGCATCTCGTCTAGTATGTGTATCTGATTGCCTCTTAGGGCAAATACACAGGATGCCATTATGCCAACGTTAAAGTCGATAGCAACATGAACATCTTCACCTGTCTCAAAAGTGGGTAGGTCTTTGTCGATATGCTCTTTACGGTTAAACGTATAGAACACAGTATTACCAGAGTCTTCGAAGCTAGCCGTATACTCTCTGGCAAATTTCAATGGGTCCAGCGTTAGCTTAACCCGCTCAATCTCATCATCATCGAGATAAGGAGAGTCTTGATAAGTGTAGTGATAGCTCTTCCATTGGTTATCAGCATCCTGACGATTAAACATTTCATAGAAATAGTTGTAACCCATAGGTGTACTAATAATAAGAGCCTTCCCCGGTTTGGCATTATACTTGTCAGCGTTCTTCTTAGACCAACGAGTAGCAATACAAGGTTGAATAACTGATTCCCAAGATTCCTTGAGTGATGTACCAGCACCTTTCCAAGAGCATACCTCATCGGCTACTACGAAATACTGACCAGTACCACGCATACGTTCTGAAGCCTCATAAGACCAAATCTTTAGCTGTACATTGCCAGGAAACCAGAAGGTTCCAGCTACTCGTGATGACTTAATAGCGTGTTCTTCCATACCTAACTGATAGGCTAGTAGGGGATAATAGATATCCACAGCTTGTGCGTAAGTAGGCGCGATGATTGCTACATTCTTGTTAGGTACGTCGTCATCTAACTCCATTAGCTCTTGTACAGCAATAACAGCAGCACAGGCAGCTAGGTAAGACTTACCAAAACCACGAGAAGCATTAACTACAGCATACCGTGTATCATCTTCTAAAAATAGGTCATGTATAATGTCTGACTGACCCTCATGGAGAATAACCTCATCCATTGTTGTTCCTCTTTACCACTTAACCTTATTAGCCCAGTAAGCAGCACTCATCTTGCCTTTAGCAATATTAGTAGCATGTCTAGCTTTAAAGTTTTTATTACGTTTACTACCGTCAGCAGAGCCTTTAGCCCCTTGTTTACCGAAACGGATAGTCTTGATTGTTGAGCCTACTTTAGCAACAACAACATGTGATTTAGTTTTATGTCCGGGAGTGGCCTTAGGTTTGTTATAACCACTAACACCAGCACGAGTTAGTCTAGAGTCTTTCTTAACAGCCATTAGTCTTTGTCCTCTTTTTTTTTTCAATAGCTCAAGTAAACCCACCACCGAGGGTCTTTGAGTATCCCCGCCATCTCCTCCCCCCTTTCACCAACAAACTTTGTGGTTTCTGTAGGTCTCAATAAGAATCTGTCATCTTCCCAGACAGACTTACCAGAGTGCCACTGGGTGTTGTCCTCCGCTAGAAGACTTGCGTTTTCTCTGTCGTCACCCATACGAATACTGTCCCAATCAGGGTGTTGAGTTCCGTCTTTCTTTTCTATGTAGATATTAACACCCATCTATAAGTTCCTCTCGTCAGGTTTATCCCCCTTACTCTTTGGCGGTTTCTTCGAAACCCCTGTAAGCTTAATAGCCATAGGCTTCTTAGTAGTGACTTCCTGCTCAATCTTCTCAGGAACTTTCTTATAGCCATACTGCATAAGGTTGTTAATGAGTGTTCCCTTAGTAGCGATTAACTGAGCATAAGCACCAGAGCCAATACGGACAGTACCGTCAGCAATAGCCTTGTCAATCTCTTGGTATTGTTTAACCATCTCTTCGATAGGGTCGAAACCAAGTTCCTCAAGTTTCTTTACAGAAGCCATAGAATTAATGTTCTTAGAGCCTTTAGGACGACCAGCGCCCTCGCGTTTACCGCCGACTTTATTCTTACGGTTATCTACTCTCATTTGGACCTCCTTTTGGTCTGTAGAAATATTTCGATTGAAGATACTTTTTCATAAGAAAAAATAGTTGTTAATTATAAATAAGTTAAAAAGCTTACCATCTAAACCCTTAAAGTTATTTAAGAAAAAAACAGCGAAGATTTACTCCTCGCTATCTTTCTTAGTATTTGACTCTGTTAGAGTCTCTTTAGCACGTCGTAGAATAGCGTTCTCAGCCATTAACACCTCAATCTGTCGCTGTAAAGAGCTTACAGTGTCGTCATAAGCCTTCTTGTTAAGAGCCATACTACGGAACAGTCCCATGAGTCCTGCCGCCACTACAACTAAGAAGATTCCTAGAGAGGGCGGTAGGTATTTCATAAGGATAGAAGCTTCAGCTATCATTCCTCCCCCTCCTGTGGTGGTTCACCAAGAAGAAATCCGTAAACATAGAAGCTACATAAGCAGTAGGGTAAAGCAATAGCAGTGATTAGGTTCCATCCACCTAGCTCTTGAAAAGCAGAGATAGAGATGGTCACCCAAGCAGTAGTAGCCATTAAGTTAAAGACACGTCGTTGTACTGTTCCACTATAGTAGATTTGGCAAGCACCCAAGGTGAAAGCCATCCAAGCCCAGAGGAAGTTGTTGACAGCCAAAGTCTCAGCGTGAAACCCATAACCACCACCAACGAGCATAGTGAAAGAAATAAACCAGAAACCCATACCAGAAGCTTGTTCAAGACCTCTACCATAGTAAGTAATAGCAGTAGAGTCATTATTAGCTTCACGGTCCGCAGTTAAAGAGTGAACTCTAGCATCTACTGCGAGTCCGATTTTATTAAGGTCCATGAGAAAATTACCATAGTTAGAGTGTTAAAGAAGAACCATATATAGTTACTAAAGTCACGACCCCAGACATTACCAGACAACCAAGAAGAGAACCATGTGGACTGAGCCACCATGTAAATACCAGTAGTAAGTATTACCAACATAGTTATAGGTTTCTTATCAGAGAGTTTAGAAGAGCCGAAGAGTAGCACACCAGTAGCAAGCATAAAGGGTATGATGTCGATGTAATGATGAAACATGTGCGATATTCCTTAGTCATAAAGGAAATCCTAGTCTTGTAGTCAGGTTCTTTAGGAGTTAGCCTGCCATATTTAAAGATATATTTAAGAACATTTAGAAAGAAAGGTATTCTTAAAACTATAAAGTTCTTATGATACTACAAACAAAAACAATATGTCTTTAATGTTATGTATGCTAAGAACTCTAGAAAAGAGTGAGAGATTTATCTCTTCCCCCTACCCCCATAGTCCCCCTTCCCCAAGGGGGGTCTATCATTATTCCGCCCCATTTATTATCTCATATAATTATAGAAAAAAAAAAATATAGTACCTCCTCCCAACACCCCCTCAACCATCCCGTAAGTACTCGTGAGAGTACTCGCAGGACAGAAGAAGAGATGCTGGGAGGAGGCTATGGGGCTATTTCTTCCAGTGTGATAGACACACCAGTTCTACTTCTTCTGGGTTAGGTTTCTTAGAGACCTCTTCCCAGTATTCTTCAGCTACTACAACAACAGGGTAGTAACCTTCTTCTATAAACCCAACATGATGAGTCTGTTCATAACGGTACATAGAGTAAGGAAGGCCACCAATAACTCTTGTTAGGTTAGCTGCCTTCTGTTCTATGGGGTCTGTTACTATGAACTCTTTAGTCATATCTTTCCAGAGATACGTGATAAGCTCACTAGTGAAGTCATCAACACCATAGATAGCGATTAGACTTAAGTCCCGATAGTCTTTCTTGAACTGTTCTTTAGCAGTATCAGGGCGGGGCTTAAGCTTAATCTTATGGGGTTTCTTGTCGGTAGACCCTTTAGGGCGTCCCGGTTTCTTCTTCTCAGTATCCATACATAAGCTCCTCATGTAGTTCAGAGTAACCACCTTTTAGTTCAAATATCTGAGGTACTGTCTTTAGCTCCATATCATCTACTAAGAAGTGTTTCCAGACAGCATCAGTAATACTATCTCCAGAAGTAATATCTACATAGACGTACTTCTTACCTTGGGCCTCTAGTAGTTCTTTTGCTTTGTCACAATAAGGACAGTTCTGCCGACCAATAACAAGATACATGTTTAGCCCTCTTCGTCAGTTGCTTCTTCTTCTGCATCGTCAATAGCCAACATAAACCCTTCAGCGAAGAATTCGAAGAGCATGTCTTCAATGCTAGCGGAAGTGTCCATTTCGTACTCTTCGATAAAGTCTGTGAAGGCTTCTTCAATAACATCTTCTAGTGAAGTGTCTAGGTCTTTAGTGATTACATCAGTCATAATATTCTCCAAATTAATTTATAGGTGGTTACTTAGTTTCTTGTCCACGGTTATCTTTATCTTCTTTAAGCCATACTAGGCGGTCGATGTCAGCACGATTAATACCGATATCATTTAGCTCATGGTCTGTTAGTTGGTTCAGTTGTTTAATAGCCTTGCGATGTTCCCGCCAAGTAGCTAGGAAGTTAACGTATCTCCAAAACATTGTCATTAGTCAATTACCCCATCTCTCTTAAGTTCTAAAAATTGCCTAGCTTGATAAGGGATAATCCCCTTTTCTTCAGACACTCTGTCAACCTCGTCCTCAAACTTTAACTGCGCTTCCTCCTCTGAATTTAGCTTACGGTACCCTGTGGCTGAGACAGAAGGGCTTCCCAAATCGTCTTCGTAATCCTCGTAGTTAGATTCAAACCGTAAGCTGCAATTCTCTAAACCCCCCGCTTCAGCCTTTTTAATTAATGCAGTCCCTACGTCAAAAACTTCTTGGGGTGTCATGGTTTCCCAATCCCGAAAGGTGTAAGACCCAGCCGATTTAACCTCTTTCCAAACCCTATAGTCTTTGTAATTTTTTTCATCAGTCATTCTAGTTCTCCTCTGATTTCTGCCATAGCAGTACATAACATATCTAATAATTCTTCAGTGTCTTGATGGGTTGTTGCTGTTAGCAGCTTGCCATCCTTTACGAGTATGACAATAGCTTCACAATCGTTATCTTCAACAACATCTAGCACTTCATCTATAGTAGAATATAGAGGGTGTTCTTCTACTTTGTCTTGTGCTTCTATTTTAACACGGTTGGCTTCTTTAAAGTCAATAAGACTCACCACGTCTGACATTGTAGACTCCTCCATTCTGTTCTAGTTTATAATCTTCATACGGTGCTACAACACACCGATAGTGTTCAAGAGCTGCACCTTGCAATGCACCCATCATCCCTTCCATATCAGCATAACAAGGACGCTTATTACAAGCACACTCGTAGTAGTTCTGAATTAAGGTAGCAATCATGTATTGCAGTTCACCACCATCTTGAGGCGTGACATGACTAATCTGTTCATCTATTTGAACACGGTCTTGTGGGGTGATATAAGGCATTTAAGCTCCTAGCCAGTTGATTATTTGTAGTGAAACATAGACACAACCCACAAAGGCTGCACCTCGAAGTGCTAGCCCCAAGGTAAATCCAAGTACTTTAGCTGCGGTAATCATAAGTTATTTTCCTGTTTTAGTTTGCATTTGTACACGCTCTCGACGAACGAGTTCACGCATTTCATAGGGGTCTACTACTTCATCAATAATGTTGAAGTCAAAGGCTTCTGTGGCGTGTAGCCATACGTCAGTTGGGCCTAGTAGTTTGTCACGGATAAGAGCACGGGATAGACCTGTGCACTGTTCATAGTGGTTAACCATCCACTCAGAGGTTTGTTCGAAGGACTTCATACGACCATAAAGTTCGTGTTCCTTACCCCCTGCCCCTGCCGCGTACTGGTGCGACATGATTTGAGCGGAGGAAGAGGCCATACGGTGTTCACCAGACATCAGAGTAAGAATACCACACGAGGCTGCAAGGCCAGTAGCGAAAGTATCTACAGGGATGAGTGAGGAGAACATAGTGTCAATAAGAGTTAAGCAGCTATCAATACGACCCCCCGGAGAGTTAATCATTAGGGTGATACGTTCAGGGGCCAGCTCCTCTTCCATAGAGTTGTATTCCATAATGGCATGAACCAAGGGCATTACAGTCTCTTGCTTGAAGCTGTCTGACAACATGATGACACCTGCCTCACGCATGTAAGTGCCGGGTTGTGCCATTACTGGTGGTGTTTTAACTTCTTCTACTGTCTTAGCTGGAGCCTTTTTAACAGGCGCTTTCTTAGCTGGTGTTTTCTTAGGTGTCGCTGCGATAAAGTTAAACATAAATTATTCCTTACTTGATTTTTGCTTCAAACTCACGAAGACGTTTGTATACTGATAGTAGCTCAATAATAGTTGACCATGACTTGAAGAGATACATCATAGAGCCTTCTACACGCCCAAAGGCACGAAGGATTTGCTGCATAACACCAAGGCTAATAGCGCCAGAAACGATAGCTGGGGCAAGGACAACATAACCTACAAGAACATTAGCCTGTAGGCAGGATAAGCGTGCTACATTAAACCACATGTAACGGAAGTAGTTTTTGTAGTGAATCTGACGAACATCATCGAAGATTTCGTTCAGGGTCTTTGGACGAATAGTATCATCGTCTTCCGCTTTAACCAGTACTTTACGGTAAGCAGCTTCTTTGGCTTGGATATCATATTCGATATTAACCAGACGCAAGAGCTGACCTACAACTAGAAGTACTACAGTAATACCTGCAGACCAGATAATCGCAGAAGCTACTAGACCATACTGCCACTCTCCGAAGAAAGTAACGGTTAGGCCTTGTGATAGCCCCATGAGAATCGGGAAGAAGGCAATTAGAACCATGATAGACTCTACAAAGCTAGTACCGAGACCTTCCATGATACGAGAGAACTTTACAGTATCTTCTTGTACACGTTGGGAAGCGCCCTCGATGTGACGAGCCTTGTGGAATAAATCGTGGTAACGCTCAGTCATAGAAGTTCTCCAACGGAACAACCAATGCTGAGTAAAGAAAGCTACTGCAAGAGCTACAGCGATGTAGACAGCAGCAATCTTAAAGAAAGTTAGTAACTCTGCATAGTAAGCAGTAAGAGTAATATCACCCTCACCTTTCAGAGCTTGTTGAATCATATCATAGAAACCTCCGAACCATTCGTTAATCTGAACGTCCAGCTGTACTTGATACCATAGTGTTGCGATAATAACCGCAGCACCTGCCCAAGACCATAGTAACCATTTGCGAGTTGTAAAGAAAGAAAACATTAGCGAGCACCTCCGTCAAAGATTTCGTACATATAGTCAGCACGACTCCAAGGTGTTTCTGTCTCATATAGTTTACGTAGTTGTGCAGTATCATTGATAACGATGAACTTACGTGGGGTAGTCTTCTGTAGTAGCGTAGTAGCGAAGTCTATTGTAACACCTACTTCTAGTAAGTACTTAGACATGTCGTTATAGGCTACACCGAAGTTTTGTGTTATTTGTAGCATAGTAGCCATAGTGGTTATTTTACTCAAGTAAGGAGCGTGGAACCAAAGTTCACCATCAACAATGACCTTTTTACCAGCTAGTGCAGCAAAGGCACAGGCAGATATACATTTCTTATCGACTGGGATGATGACGTTAGACCCTTCAGCTTTAATCAGTTTACCAATTCGCAAACCAGCATAGTAGTTTCCACCTTGGCCGTGCATTATTACATTAAGAACTTCATTATCTTTATTAACACGATAAACTTGGCTGGCTTGATTCATAGTGGTTTGGCCAGTAATAGTCATAGTCTTAGTAGCGTCGTCCCAGAGCACAGCAGCGGAAGCGACAGTAGCAGAAGTAATAGTAAGTGCAATAGCAGTTATAATTGATTTAAACATTTGTTTTCCTTTCGGGGTTGGAGCAGTTTATACACTTACTCAGGTGTTATAGTTTATTTATTTCTCGTTACCCAACATGTAGTGTTTTTCCTCGTAGGTTTCAACGGAGTGACAGTTAGCACAAAGAATCCTGCATTTAGCCAGCTCTTCTTTTATCCTATTTTTACTCCACCAAGGCTTATAAGCGCCACTGTGCTTGTAGTCACCTATCTTGGGTTCTAAATGGGCCATGTGTAAAGCAGCGCGGTGAGAAGGGTGTCCAGCACATTCAAGATTAGAACAACCCTTAATAACTTTCCACCTGCCCACAAGAGCGGTCATCTTCTGACGATAAGCCCTTTGGTTAGTATTAGCACATTCCTTACACAAGGTATGCTTATTGGTTTTAGACTTGTTTGAGAACAGGTCTGAGGACTTAACTTCATTACATTGTCTACAAGTTATCATAATATTTTCCTTTATTTACAAGATATCGCAGCCTCCTCCGCCGCAAGCTAAGGTCTGACTTCCTTCAGTAGTATCTTCCTTCTCGTAGTTAGATAGTAGTTCAAAGTCAACATCAGGCATTGCCAAGACTGCAGCTTCGAATACTTCCTTAGTACAAGGTTGATACGGCGCTTGTTGGTACGTATGTTCTGAGTATGGTAGAAAGCTAACTCCAGTAATGAAGTCAAAGTTCTTATAACACCAATCACCAACTTCTAGCCATTCATCCTCTTTAACATAAACAGTAACAGACACAGAGTGTTCAGCCCAGTGCTTCTTGTATAGCAACCAGTTTTCTAGTTGTTCAATAGCTGTTTGTTCACTAGCTAGGGTAGCGCCTTCAGGTGACTTGATAGGGAATGAGAACACAGTAGTCTTACTTGGGTTCATTGCATCAGGTTCACTAGGAACCCCTGCTTCTTTCATAAACGTTGTTAGTGGGTCGTTGTTGGCTTGTCGGACGGTTCTAATATAGTAGGGAGAGAAACGTCCATGTATGCCAGAACTACTATCAACAAGTTGACTAACAGTACCACTAGGCTTAATGGTAGTGATAGCTGTAGCAGGGTTAATACCAAGTTTTTGAGCGTATTCAACGTTTACTTTCTCCGAGTGAGCCTTCAAGCGTTCTAGCATATCAGGGTCTGGGTTGCGTAGGATTTTACAATCTTGAATACCTGTCAAGGACACACCGAGTAGGCGCTCTTCTTCACAGTTCTTCTGCCATACTTTACGGACGTATTTGAAGTCAGTAAGTGAAGCTTGTAGTGTTCCAAGGATAGTTGCCATCTTGATTTTGCGGGCGAGGTCTTCTTCAGTATCATTAACACGAGCAACAACCTCTGAGAGGTTACATAGTTGTCCAGAACGTAGCGCAATTTCTGCACATGGGTTTAAGCCCACAATCTGTGAACCATCACGACGGGTGGGTGCCATGTCCTGTAAACCATAACGGGACACAATACCTCGCTCGCCAGAGCCAGACTTTACAAGAGACAACCACTCATCCATGAACACAGTCATAGGTGGTTTGTTCTCATAGACAGCTGAGTTGTTAGCCAGGGCGCGGTGTGCAGTGGTTTCCCACCAACGACCAGACTTAGCATCACGTACTTCAGGGTCTCCTAAGTCAGACAGAGATATGAGAGCAGAGCGACGTACACCGCCAACTACTACAACCTCTGCAATCTTACATACCAAGTCATGTACTTCAATAGGACGAAGTTTACGACCAGCAGCATTGCGGAACATTGCCTCAGTAAAGTCCATAAGTTCTTTAAGAGGCCCAGGTCCACTAGCACGACCCCCCATAGTCTTGAGTCGAGCGCCTTCAGGACGCACCTTAGAGTAATCCCAAGAATGGATGTTACCAAGGTATAGTTCTGCTACTTGCTTCCGAAGGGCCTTGGCCCAACCTTCAGCACTATCTTCTACCGCAATAACTCTATCAGACTTGTTGAAGGAGTCATTGATGATTGGTAGCTTATTTACTGACGCAGCTTCTGCAGAGAAACCAACACCTGTACCTGACATCAAGATATATAGAATCTCGTCAAACACTCGTATATGGTCTACTGCTGTGAAGCTACAATTATAACCTCGAAACGGATTCTTGTTGAGAGCATCACCGGCGGCCCAGAGCGCCCTCATAGACGGCATTACTTCACGTTTCTTAATAGAATCAGTCAGCTCATTAAACTCGACGTCAGTGATGATATTGTTGCTCACCCGCTCACGCCAAAAGTTAATAAGTCTCTCTACTGTCTCATCCCAGGATTCACGACGACCTTCACCGCCTAGATATCGAGAGTAACGAGATTTGTGAATAAACTGTTCATAGTTGTTCATTTTTTATTCCTTAGTTATTTTTTAGTGATTCATATTGTGCTACAAGTGTAGCCTTGCTGTGACGACGGTCTAGCTCAACATCAAACTCTTCACGAGCAAGCGTTTCAATTTCACGCTTAGTCATGTCATCAAAGTCTACTTTAACTTCTTCTTCTACGATTTCTTCACACCCACCGTTGTGGTAAATGTCCCAATACTCCCAGCAGAATGTCTTTTCATCGTCAGACAACTTACTGTCATTTAAATAGATTTCTAGATGGTCTTTATTCTTAATAGCAAGTAGGATGAAATTATGAAAGTGTTCATAAGCTTTATTTAGTTCTGGTTTAATTTGCATTAGTTTGTTCCTTTGTTTTCTTTAGTTCAGCTTTGTAAGCAACCCAAGCAGCATCACGAGCATCAGCAGTAGCCGCCCCAATAGCAAAGCAAGCAGCATCCAACTCAGCTTCAGCAGCAGCCTTCAGCTTTTCAAGTTTAGTCATTAGAGTTCTCCTTAATGTAATTTACGTTTAGGTAAAACGTCTAGTGCTTCGTGGGCGTACCAGTATAGCACTTGATTTTCTTCAGGGTCTTCATTATAATCTTCTACTGTGCCTTCAACAAAAGCAGCGACGTTAGGTGAGAGTTGTGATAAATTACACTTACCGTCCACTGCCATGTTGAGGATAATACTTATTAGGATTGCTTCTTGTTCTGTCATCGTGTAGACTCCCTAGCGTAAAGTAAAGTATACAACACTCTTGTGTTAACATTATCTTAATCATTTAAACCCTCATAAACTGGCCTGAACCTTGGCTTTGGGCTTCTTCATCGTAGTCCTGTCCCTTAGTTAAACGTCCTGTTTTAAAGTCATACAGGAGCGCCCCAGAGGGTCCAGTAAGACCAGTATAACGACATTTGAGGACTTTTGTTTTAATAGTGTTTCTTTCAAGGTCATCGCCGCTGCCTACATTTCGAGCAAAGGCAATGATGTCCATGCTTATTTGTTTAATTGAACCAGAGCCACGGATATCATCCATAGATGGTAGTTTACCTTCTTCAAAGGACTTGCCCTTGTTGTCTGTCTTTCTTAAGTGACTAATCAGACCAATCCATACATTATGCTTCTTTACTAATCGAAGCAAGTCATTCATAATTTTATCGATTGCTTCATTTCCTGTAAGACCTTCTGCACCTTCAGATGCCAGAATTGTAATGTGGTCAACAAAGAGGTACTTAGCCCCACTAAGACACATATACTCAAGAAAGTCCATAATAGACCCGTCAGAGATAGAGCCTTGATGGTCGAGAACAAGGACTCTGTCTTCTCCGAATACTTTGTCATAACCTTCTTTAAGTTCATCTAGGGGTATTTCCTCCGCAGCGGGGTTTCGGTTTAAGGCCATGCCAGACATCTTACGAGCAGTCTCAGCGGGAGATTCCTCAAGGGATACGATGCCGATTTTATCTTCTGTGGCATCAAGCAAGTGAACGGCAATCTCGCGTAGTAGCGTAGACTTACCTGAACCTGTACCTGACGTCCATAGAGTGATTTCACCGAAGCGCATACCCTTAAGCTTGTCATTTAACCCTTGCATAGATTCGGGGTAAGGAACAGACTCAAGTTCGTTATAAGTTTCTAGTTGTGTCCACAAGTCTTCTTTAGTAAGAATACCTGCAGGGGTGTAGTCAGTAGCATCATAGACAGTCTTAAGAACCTTATCAGGGTCTTTGACCCAGAGGTCAGATGCATCTTTCTCTGAGGACTTGGCAATCTTAACTTTATCATAACCGATGATACGAGCAGCTTCTTTAGTAGCTTCACGACCAGCGTCATCATTATCAAGCCATAGGATTACTTCATCAAAGTTTCTAATCCAGTCCCGCTCCTCAATCAAGTCTTTGATAGAGGAAGCAGAACGAAGTGATACAACAGGGTAGAAGGCTTTGTAGCGTTTATACCATGCGGATTGTACCGCCATAGCATCTAACTCACCTTCAGTAATCACCAAGCGTTTACCGCCGTTGAATAGCTGTTGACCAAATAAACCACCCCGAACCTTACCTGCAGAGGTAAAGTCCTTGGGAAGCTTTCTTATTTTATAACCAGCTAACTCATCCTCTTTAAAGTAAGGATAGTAGTGGCTGTCGATGTTCCCATCCATATCATAGGATACTCGAACACCGTAGTGTTGTGAGACCTGCTTAAAGATATTACGTTCTTTAAAGCCACGGCTAGGGAAGTCTTCTTGTATTTCACGTAGACTAGGCCCGTACGATACTGGCTCGAAGTCTGTATTAGTGCTTACCACGGTGATTCCCTCCTTTGGTGCTGGTCTAGATTTACGACAACTGAAGCAGAAGGTTGAGCCGTCTTCGTACAACTGTTTCGGGTCCGAACCACCACAGTCGTCACACGGCAAGTTTTTCTGTATGATTCGACCCATAGATTATTCCCCTCCAGATTCCCGTGCATAAACAATAGTAGCAGCGAACTCTGAGACTTCTTGTAAGATGAAGTATAGGATAAGTCCTGCAATAGCATTGAAGTCAAGAATCTCTAGGATTCCAAACAAGGAAAGAACTAGTATAGCTAGACTCATAATATAGGTGCCTGTAGCAATCATTCTAAGCATTATATTTCCTCTTTACTGATGAATTTAGCTTTCCAGCCATAGATTGTTTTCTTTTCACCCCTTGCGACACGGGCAACTGAGTCGTGGGCGCAGCCAATGAACTTGGCAGCGTCCTTTGAGTTGTTGAAGATGATTTCGCTATCACCTTTGTTAATCTGTATACGTTTAGCATTCCAACCCGCGTAGTCGTCTATGCCCCCTGGTACTAAGTTTTCTCTTAGCTTCGGGTTATTGGCAGGTTTACCGCGCTTAGCCTCGGCCATTAATGATTTGGTTCGCTCACTAAAGTCTCTAGTTTCTTTAGGAATCCAGCGAACCGCACCTACTTGGCCGTTGTAGAATTGACGTTCACCATCTGGTAGTTTAGCAGTCATGACATCACATTTAATCTGGAAGGCAATTTCAGCGTAATTAAGGCCACCTCGTGTGTTATAAAACTCCAAGATAACAAACTTAAATTTATCTTTGCCTAGACTTTTGATGTCATCGGTGAGGTGCTTTGAACTACCCATGTAGCTCTTCCAGTTAGTTGTTTTGCCGTAAGTCTTGCTAGACTTCTTCCCTAAGTGTACAGTCTGTTTTCGTCCAATATACAGTTTGCCTGTCTCTGTGTTCTCAACACAATAAACAAAACCATGAGCCTTCAGGGGGTCTTGGTCTAGTAAGTAGGGCATAATCTCCCAATGCCCATACTCTTTGTTTGTGACGGAATTATCCATCATTTCAATCAGTAATTGCAGATTCATAGTCTTCCCTCCGAATCTTAAAATGGTCGTTAATATGACGCCAGATGTGAATTAGACGGCCATTGGCAATCATATATGAGTAACCTTCATCACCATAAACATCGTGGTAAGCACGGCATACTGCATCGCGCATTTCTTTATGAGTATACGCACCTTCGAGAAGCTTCTTGGCCTTCACTGGACCTACCTTTGGCAAGCCGGGGATTGCATCTACGGAATCGCCTTGGAGTACTTGTTGCCAGTAGAAGCGTTCGCCATACTCTTCACATATTTGATAAATCTTCTTTGTTCTAGGATTGTAGTGAGTTCCTGGAATACAATGTAAGTCTTTATCTACTGATACAACAGCACGATTAATACCCGCTGCATCACATTCTAAAGCCCATACTCGTACTAGGTCATCAGCTTCACAGTTATCAGACTCTACAGAGCCTTCTAGTTTACTAGCCCAAGACTTCAAGTCATTAAACCACTCAGGTCTATTGTCTTTGGCTTTCTTCCGATTCCCTTTATAGTCAGGGAACAGGTCCAATCGAAAGTTGTCAGGACCACCAATGGCCATAACGTAGTCTGTAGTAAACAAGCCGTTAAGAACATCATCTACGAGTTCTTGGAACTTCTTCTTTCCTTCTTCTAGTGTTTCACTTTTCCATATAGCCATGTATACTAATACATCACCATCAATGATAGCCATAGTCATAGTTATTCTCCTTTAATCAGGGAAGACCTTGGTCATTATTCCGCCCCATTTTTAGTCCTTATTTTTAACGCTTTCCGTTAACTTTTCGGTCCTCTAATTTAGCCACACCGTGCTTCATAACCTCCTCCAGAGTGTATCCTCTAGTACGCGCTATCATCGTTAGATACCACAGGGTATCCGATAGCTCATCAATTATCTGTACGGTGCGCTTTTCGCCCTTACGCACCTCTGTGGTACGCTCAGACATTACCTCACCTACCTCTGAAGCGAAGCCTGTGAACAAGGTTTCTTGTGTAGTTCCTCGTTCATAGAATTGAGCAATTTGGTGAGTGTAGACTTTAGTCTGCATAGTAAGCCCCTTCAGGTGAGTTCATCGCCGCAACGATATCTTTAAGTTGTTGGTTAGACATTTCAATTAAGTCGTAGACTTCCATGTCGTCGCTCCATTGGCGAAAGAACACAGACTCAGCATCGATGATAACCTCTACATCGTTACATTTACCCTCTTGGTCAAGGGTGGTGATAATAGTATCTTCCGGCATGTGTTCTACAGTAAACATTAAAAGGGTACCTCTCCGTTTTCATCTCTTGGGTCATTGAAATACCCCTTTGCCATAGTAGGGTCTTTTGGTTTAGGTTCTTCTTTTTCTACCTTTTCCACTATACCCATCTCTCTTAAGAATAGTTCTAGTTCACTTACCATTTACGAACCTTCCAGTAAGCCCAGCAGCGCATACAGTGGCCTTCACCACAGAAAGCATCTACAAATAGGCTTAAGTTTCGTTTACCGTTACGTTTAGCTTCGTGTTGACGGGCCGAGAAAGTCTGACCGATTGAGCCACCTAACAGAACGTTAAGTAGCATTGATAGTGCGATTCCAACTCTGTATAGATACTCAGTCATAATTAATCTTCCTTTTGTGCGTCTGCTAGGGCTTGGTCGTAACCAGCCATGAATCCTTCTTCGTACTTGTCTTGGCACTTCTCAGAGTAACCTAACCCATAACCTTCTTCTTCACCGAAGATTTGGCCTTCGTCATAGGCGTCTTCAAAGGCATCGAACTGACCATCAGAGAAGCCGTCTTCGTAGTGCATTTCAGCCTCTGTAGTATAGTTAGAGGACGCCGCCTCAATACAATTAACTTCTGCTTTTTCAAGGATTAGTCGTAGTGCCCGTGTTAGTTGAATGTTTTCAAACTTAATCTCTGTGTAAAGCTTGTCGAATTCAAGTTCGATTGCGGTGCTGATTGAAATAGTTGCGCTCATAGTGTATCTCCAATGATGTCTAGGTAGTGGATAAGGTCTAGGTCTTCTACTTCTTTACCGTCTGCGTACTCACCTTCGAACTCCATGTCAACACCGAGAATATCGCCCCCAGTCATGTCATAGAGAACCATAGCAAGGTCTTCAGCGTCCTTTACAAGGAAGTCTACTTCGATGAAGGTAACGCCCTCATCACTTTCGAACCAACCTGATACTGTGATATCTTTATAATCCATTATAGTTCTCCTGTTGTTGTAAAGTATTGTTTAGTAGCTAGGACATAAGTCCAGTTCTTTAGAGTAGCGACTTCTGTTTTAGATACACGAACCATAGGCCCAACAATGTAAGTAGCACCGTCGTAGTAGCGAAGTGTACAAGGTTGGCGGGTGTCTCCTGGGATTTCCAGAACAGAGTCTTGAGTATTGACATAGCCAGAAGGCTCTACAATGTCATAGAAGTCTTTCTCATTAACGATATAAGACGTCTCTAGTTCACCGTTGTAAGCCCCAATGCATTGAAACATAGAACCCTGCATTTCGCCTAGGGCACGTTGAGTGTCCATCAAGCGTAAGAACTTAGCAGTAGTATGAACATCAGAGTTGTTGTCGATAGCGAAACAGATTTTATTGAGTTGCATTACTTATTTCCTTTTTCAAGTTCTTTAAGAAGTTTCGCCGCAATCATTGCTGACCGCGACGGCATTGGGCTTGCTGGTCCTCTAGTGGGTTTAGTTCCCATCTTTTCTATCCTTCCATACTTTATGATAAATTGTGGCCAATCCACGTTTGTCAGGGTGTTTGCGGACCCATAACCCAGTATCGGGTAGGAACTCTTTTCGGAAGTAGTTATCTAACTTACGATAACCTGTTCCTTGCTCTAAGTTGACCTGCATACACAAGTCATCAAACTCTGCATCTGACATAATGCTATCGTTCTCGTACTCATAAGCGTAGGCGGCAACGGACAAGCGTATCCGTAACCTCCGTTCTTTTGTTTCTGCTGGTCTGTATTTAACAAGGGTACTGGCCATCGTTAGAGTTCTCCTATTTTATCTTCTTCAGTTCAGCTTTGTAAGCAGTATAAGCGGCATCCCAAGCAGCATAAGCAGGATAACAAGCAGCACCACGAGCATCACGAGCAGCCCAATAAGCATCCCACCAAGCAGCCTCTAGCTCTTCTAGCTTAGTCATTGGAGTTCTCCTCTTTTATCTTCTTTAGCTCGTCTTGGTAAGCAGCCCAAGCAGCATCAGCAGCAGCATCAAGGGCAGCGACAGCCTTCCAAGCAGCATCATCAGCAACATACTCATCATCAACAAATTCCGGCACAGCCAAAGCATCATAAACAGCAGCACGAGCAGCATCACGAGCAGCTTCAACAGCCGCCTTCAGTTTTTCAAGTTTAGTCATCATTCAACTACCTTTACCTTCTTACCTAAAGCCTCACTAATCTGAGCCATAGTCATTTCTACTGTAGGTGTCATACGCTCATTAAACTTTTCTTCTGATAAGCGTTGACCATTTAAGTAAAAAAACTTATCACCATTACTATACTCAACAGCTGGTCCATCTTCACGGTGGAGTTTATCACCCAAGCACCAAGTCTTGCCACCATCAGCATAAACTATAACTTCGTATTTGATATAATCAGTCATTTGTTTGTTCCTTTGTTTTCTTCAGTTCAGCTCTGTAAGCAGCCTTCAGTTTTTCAAGTTTATTCATCCTGTATCTCCTTATTGTGTTTACGAAGTCTCTTGTTGTAGGCACGTTTGATTTTCTTTAATTGGCCTGCTCTCCATATGTAAAACTTACGTGCTTTAGTGAGAGCGCGATATTGCTCCCCTCCTTTCAGGGGTACTCTCTTACTCATTCATCCATTTCTTCAATGAAAAGGTTGCCAGAAGCATCACCTTCTTCAGACCAATCCCATTCAGAAAGACCTTCTTCGTGAAGTCGCTTGGCTTCTTCTTCAGAGCCAGCCTCAACATAGTAGCATTTCTGAACTGAGATTGTTTTGTATACAGCGAATGTTTTGATTGTATCAGCCATGTGTAGTTCTCCAAATATTTAATTGCTGATTTAAGGTATTCTATGTTGTCTTCTGCCTTTCCACAAGTGAAACTTACGTGCCTTAGTGAGAGCATCATGCTCATCACCACCCTTCATAGGGATACGCTTGGTCATCGTCTACCTCCCAGTATCTACAGTAAAAATGCTCTCCACACGCATCAATCTCTTCCTGTGGATAACCTTCACTTACTAACCATTCCAGGGTGCTAGTAAGGTCGTCTGGCATAGGTTTAGGAAAACCATACTTCCAACCACTAGGTGGGTCACACATTAATACTTTACTCATCCTGTCCAACCTTCTACCTCATATAACGCATCTAACGCATCACGGAGAATAGCGTTGACCCCTTTAGTTAGAGCTATCTGAGTCATCTCAGGTGACATGTCAATCACAAGAGTGGCACTACCGTCATGACTGTTCTCACTAATCTCAGATACCTCGAACATAGGTTTACTTGAGGCAGTCTTTACAGTGGGGAGTGTACGAACACGATGCTCTGTTTCCGTAAGTTCCTCACCTTTTAAGTACCAACACTTAGTGCCATCAGCATGCTCAATAGCAGGACCATCTTCACGATGAAGATTACCGTTTAAGTACCACCGCTTAGTACCATTAGCCCACTCAATAGCAGGGCCGTCTTCACGATGAAGCTTATCGTTTAGGTACCAATACTTAGTACCATTAGCAAGCTCAATAGCAGGGCCGTCTTCACGATGAAGCTTATCGTTTAGGTACCAATACTTAGTACCATTAGCATTTACTTCTACTTCATACTTAATCATTTTGTTTTACCTTTACGTTCTTACCTAAAGCCTCACAGATTTCTTCCATAGTCATCTCTACAGTAGGGTTAATCTTAGCTTTATGTTCTTCTTCCGTAAGTCCCTCATCGTTTAAGTACCACCACTTACCACCATTAACATACTCAATAGCAGGACCATCTTCACGATGAAGCTTACCGTTTAGGTGCCACTCCTTATTACCATCAGCAAATTCAACAGCAGGACCGTCTTCACGGTGACGCTTATCGTTTAAGAACCAATACTTATCACCATTAGCACTCTCAACAGCAGGACCATCCTCACGGTGACGCTTACCGTTAAGATACCAATGCTTAGTGCCATTAGCATACACTTTTACTTCATACTTAATCATTTTGTTTCTCCAATTTTGATTGTGTCAGTCATGTGTAGTTCTCCAAATATTTAATTGCTGATTTGAGTACAGTTATATCTTCTTTTAGCTGGCCAATCCCTGTATTACAGTGGTAGCACAAGATGCCTCTCACCCTACCTGTCGTGTGACAGTGGTCAACCGCAGAGGAGTCTGCTGACCAACCTTTACCCCAACCCTTCAGTTCGTCCTTGCAGATTGCACACTTGTTGTTTTGTGCGTCTACAATAACTTGCCTCTCAGGTACCGTCATGTTGTACTTGTTCTTACAATTAATACAACCTTCGCAGTAGCTGTAGTATCTGTAGTTCCCATTCTCCTTTCGTATAGTTGGGTTGCGTGGAGGATTTGTACAACCCTCCGAAACGCATTCTTTCAATACCCTTTCGGGGTTTAATACAGTTAAGTCTGTATGGGACCACTGTCTTGGGCTTTGCCCCTTTTTACATCCGCCTTTTTGGTTATCAGTGACATTCATAGTAATCATCTCCAATTATACAATCGCCGCAAGTCATGATGTCTACACCCAAAGCTTTAGGTGCTTCTTCAAAACAGCGCATGATGATTTCTCTAGCTTGTTCTGCTTGGTCCTCACGAACTTCGTAAGTAACCTCGTCGTGGTAGAATAGTAGTATGCTTTGGTCAAGACCAGCCTTAGCTAGCTCTTCCTCAATCATGATGATAGTATACTTCATAACAACAGCTTCAGCACCTTGAATGAGGTAGTTAAGTGCTTTGTGTTGTGACTCAGTGTAGATAGGTCTGTCATCTAGACCGGGAATGAATCCTTGTTGGTCTACGATGTTCTTAACCTTATCAATCAACGAACCCAGAGCAGGGAACGCAGCAGTGAACTTCTTCTTTAGTTTGTTACCCTCTCTGTCACTGACACCAAGGATAGAACCAAGCTTCTTACCACCTGCACCATAGAGGTATGCAAAGATAAAGGGCTTAGCGTCGTTACGAGAACAACCGAGAATGTCTGCGTTCTTCTGGTGAATATCACCTTCAAGAACTTCTCGTGTATAGTTGTCGTCTCCCATGAAGTGAGCTAGTAGTCTAAGCTGACAACCAGCAGAGTCAGCACTAACAAGTTTATATCCTGGACGAGCTATGAATAGCTTTCTAATTTCAGGGCCGAGTACCGCTTTACCAGAAGGTAAGTTAGCGATAATCTTGTGTGTCTGGCGGAAGGTGGGGGTTCCTATGGAGAACACATCACCGTGTAGTCTTGAGTTCTCATCGATATGGGGGAACCAGCCCTTCATAATAGAATAACGACTACGTAGAGTATAGTACTCAGACAGAACTTCGCCTACCCTTCCGAGTGGTGCCAAGGAACTGTCGGACAACTTTGCTGAGACTTTGACGAACTGTCCATCGATTTTCTTCCAGTTCCATTCGTCTGGTTTCCATCCAATAGTGTAAAGATACTCTTTGACAGTATTTGTGTTACCGACATCACCACCCACAAACTCAATGCGGCAATAAGGACCATCAACTGGGAGTTCTCTTGGAGTATCGATGCCAAGGTTACTGTCAGCAGGGATGCCAAACCAACGCTTAGTGTGACTATCAAGTTTGCCTGTCTTCGTAAACTTCGGAGACTTTGACGGTATTTCCGTTGGTATTCCATCAGCTATTTCCTTTCTAGCCTTTACTACAGAACCATCAGGAGACGACACCATCTGACCTAGTAGGCCATTAATGTAAATCTCGTGAGAGTTCATACGTTCTTCTAAGGTCTTCATCAGAGCCTCTGCTGCTTCTTTGTCGAAGAGCCAGCCGTTCTGACACTGCTTAACCATGATGCGGTCCATCTCCATCTCAGAGCGCAAAGCCCCTAGAATAGCTTTAGAACCGAAGTGTTTAATAGCTACTTTGGTTTCCCGCAGTAGTTCTTTGTATACCTTTGTGCCAAGGAGAACATCTTGTTGCATGTACACAAACATGTCTTCGTTGTACTCTTCAAAGCCCCCTGTGTAGTCTCCCTTCTGGTCTCCGAAGAAGTTACCCCACTGTTTAAGTGAGTGGCCGAAGCCGAAGCGAGTGTAGCACAGAACCTGAGACATAACCTTAGTACACTGCACTGTAGCTTTAGGTTCCCAAGGCTTGTTGAAGTATATCTTAGATAGGATGTTAAGAGCAGGGATGTCGTAGCCAAAGGCGTTATGGGCTACAATAACTTTTGCTTTATCTAACAGGTCAAGGAACTCTTGTAATTGGCCTGGTTTAAACCAATATTCCTCTCCTGTATCTGCGTCTTGAGCACCAGCACAGTGGAAGGTGGTTAGTCCAGGCAACAAGTTGTTACCTTCGATATCAAATACAAGTTTCATAAGATTTCCTAGCTTACTTGTGTTTCGGGTTTATTGGTCGTAGTATTCGTCTTGAACACGGTACTCTGCATCTCTAACCATGTCTAAGGCCATGTTAGCCTTGTGGACGGCTTGGTGTATAGAGATGTCGATGTTGCGCTCTCTGAGGCTCTCTGCGGCCTTACGGATGATACGTGAGTCAGGGGATACCTTCATACGAAATTTCCTTCTACAAAGTCAGGGTAGTCTTTTATGTCTCGATTTGCCCAAGCTAACTCGAACGCTTCGTCACAGTTAAACGCCTCGTGGTTGCCCCAGAGACGCTTAATGTAGGATTCGTACATCTTATCTACATCTTCTTGGGAGTACTCGAAAGGAATCAAGGAACCTTTAACAGCGTAGAATACTCTATTTGCTTCTTTCTCGTCAACCATGTTATCCTCCTTTGACAGTGTTAACTAACCTCGTTGCATACCATTCAATTTTCTTAGCGTCTTGTTCCATCGCATCTTTCTTACCGACACGAAGGGTGTACTTAAGTATCTGACCTACAAGGTGTGCCTCTACGCCACTTAGGTGAGCAAGAGCCTTGTCACAAAGGTCCATATATTCGATACCGTTAGGGTAGGCAGAGTAGTCTTCTTTGGAGAAGAGCTTGTAGTGTTTAGGGTTGATGATGGCCTCTTGTAGTGCTGCCTCCATATCAGAGAAGTCACCGTGGAAGTCTGGCTTGTCGTCCGCTTCTTTGTAGCTTCTTGTCATAAAGTCTCCGTGGCTTTCCTGTGGTTCTACAACTTCCATGCCATCTGCTTCTTGTGCAATACGTCCGAGAATACGGTTCTTAAACATTTCTTCTTCCTCATCTGCTTCTTGCTGTTCGTTATATCGTAGGTTCATAAGATGTTCTGACCAACGCTGTATACCTTCAATATCGGTAATGTAGCGTAAAGCGCCAATATCGTTGTCTATTACTACAATTTCAACAAAGCCTAGTGACTTTCCATGATGAAACAAGTCGATAGCTTCTTGCCAGTTAGTAGTGTCGGAGGCGCATAGCCATTGGCTATAATCATCAAATACGGTGATTGTGTATTTGTAAGTTTCCATTAGTAAGCTCCCATGATTGGTTTTTGATTTAGACCGAGACGCAATATAGCGTACTCAGCAGTATCTATAGGTTCTTCCGTATCCTTCACAACGAAAGAAGAATACTTATAAGGGTTGTAGGTTATTGCCCTTGGTACTGTAGTGGTGTCTACTGCTTCTACAACATAACCAACTACAAAGGCATGGACATTCTTAGTCTTGTCATTAATCACCTTCTCACGTCCTGCTTGTCGTACAACAAACTTTGGTGACTTTAGCACTACTGATTCGACATGACCTATGACTTTTCCATAGGTGTCTTTTTCACGGGATTGTAGTGAGAAGATGTTCTTGTGTAAGTTGAAGTAAGCTGCTACTTTCATTAGTAATGCTCCTTATAGTGAATAGTCAATTGCAGCATCAATAGCTGCCTGCAAAGAGTCGTGCACTTCTGTTGCCATAGCCGTCATAAACGGATTTAGCTTGTCATCGGGGTTTTTGAACATGATGATGATTTTGTTCTTCATATGTGAGAACATAACCTCCGCTGCTGTTCCTTGCGCCTTGGCGTTAGGGTGGTCACGCATGTCCGTCAACAACACCTCACAACGAGCAATGTCACGAAGGTCTTGTCGGAAGATGCGGTTAGCGATGTTGTCTGACAACCCTTTGTCATCTAGGCATTGTTCGTGGAAGCTAATCCGACGTGTAGGGTCTAGTACTGGGACATCAGCAGCCGCGATTTGTTCGTGAGCAATGTCTCTCCAGCCTTTCATCTCATTTGCAGAGAAGCCAGCCATCGGGCCTGCTAGATATACGCCTTTAAGTAGTTTCATAGTAAGTACTCCTTTGCTCTCTTGAGCGTTTCGTAATTATCATTAAAGTAACCAAGTCCCCTGTTACACTGGGCACAAATTACACCTCTAACCGCACCTGTGTGGTGACAGTGGTCAACCACAGCATCTCGTATGGTTCTGGTTTTATCCCCCTGCTCTACTCTACGCATCTCAGAGTTACAGATAACACAAGTCCAGCCAACAGATTCACCCATCGCGTCTCGCTCTGGTGTAGTAATGCCGTACTTGCTTTTTAGTTGGGAGCATACGTTACAGTCTTTGTAATGTATCTCGTGGCTGTTAGACCCTACTCTAGGCTCTGGTGTCTTATTCACGCAGCCAGCGTTATGGCATACATGATATTTACGTTTCATATTGTCACCTTTTCTTCTGTTATAGTTACTTTGTAAACTTCAGCACAGTCATCGTCTAGTGCGTGGAGAGCGATGTCTCGACAGTCTTCGTAATTACCTTCGTATTGAGGTGTACCGTCGAAGTATACTTCATAGTAGATTTCACGTACTTCCATAGTTATTTTCCTTTCATACGATTGTATTGATTGTAGTTAGAACCTGAACCTGTTTTTGTGATATGGTGCTTATGGTATCCTTCGTCTAAACTTTCTTTGTAGTCTAAGAGTGTTTCCCACAATTTATTGCGCCTATCTATTATGTGTTTTTTTATTACTTTAGGCTCTATCTCCCTAAGGTGATGTTTGAAGTCTTCGATGAGCGTATTAGGGTCGTCTACATCTTCTTCATATTTAACTAAAAAAGTATCTTTTCCAGGGGGTTTGCCCTCTAACCGGACGGGGTATCCGTAGTTGGCTTGTTTAGATAGCTTTGTTACATTGTACTCTTTTTGAAACTCAGTTACTTTATACACATAAATAACTTCGATATGATTATAAACATAGTAACGCCTAGCGCAATGGAAATCCTTACCACAATAACCTGACAAGTTGTAGAGCGAGTTGCCCCATTCAGAACGACGCGCGGAGAGTAAGTCTCTTTCAAAAAACCTAACGCTGCGCATACACCCTCTAAAAACTATTTCTCTCTCAAGCAATCCAGAGTTGTAGTCTGCCCAGAACTCGTTGTTAGATGAGGACGCAATATAACCATCATCAATCTGGTAATTTACATGACTACCTATATATTGCCGACCTGTTTCTTTGTTTGTCCATATATAAACAAAGGCTTGTTTTATGTCGTTTAGCCAACGCTTATGTTCCTTATCCATAATAGTCTCCAATTTGATAAAAAAGGCCACCCCCGAAGGGATGACCGATTGATTCGATTCTTAGTCGTTAAAAGTCCAAGTCATCCTCAATGTCGCCACCGAGCATGTCAGCATCAACGTCTTGGTTGTCTGCTACCTTGTTTACTTTAAACTCTACTGGAGCGAAGCCACCTTGCTTTGGGGCAGCTTTGTATTCATTAAGTGTAGTAATCTGTACACCCATCAACATAGAAGCTACACCTTCTTTACCAGAGACATTGTAGTCATACTGGAATACAGAGAGGTTAGCAATAGAGCCGTTACCGATAGTAGAAGGGTCAACAGGTGACAAGTCACCAGCAACAACGTTTACAGGTGCCATATCGGAACCATCACGCTTCTTAGACTTCTTCTTTAGGTTAGTGCGGTAGAATACACCATCGTCGTTCTCATCTGGAGTAACGCGAAGGTTCTGTTCTTTCCAAGACTTAGCCACAGCCTTGTCTTTAGTACGAATCTGAACTTCCCATGTAGGGTTCTCTTTGTCGAAGCGAGAGTTAGGGTTTGCTGGGTCTAGTTTAGCAAAGAAAAGTTCAACGTTAGACAGGATGATTGTGTTGTTAGCCATGATATTTCTTCCTTTTGGGATATATTTGAGATTTGTTTTGTGTGTGTTTGGACCAGTATTAGTCATTATTCCGCCCTATTTTGGGCCTTATTTTAATCGACGAAAGTCCACTCGCCGTAGTCTTCCATGTGTAGTTCTGCGTAGAACTCATCGTCAGTCATAGGGTGAACCATGACCTTAATTACCTCTACCATAGGTACACCTGCTTCATCGCCATATTCGATGCCGATAATCTTTACAGTGTCGATAGTATCACCAAAGGCTACATTGCGGTATGACTTAGGCAAAGGCGAAGTCGGATTGGATGATTTCTGAGACATCAAGATTTCCTTTTTCTGGGATTAAGTGTGCGGATTGCATCTGTTCAAAGATGTGTTCCAAGGGGTTTTTGTCGTATAGCTCTACAAAGTGCCTACGCACATCATAGAACGCTTGTTCCATGTTACCAGCGTGACAACCGAAAGAGTCATGCACAACAGTAACAGGATAGTCTGTATCGTGGATAAACATAGACAAGTGTACTGCATCTAAGCTATGAACGATATTAGGTGGTGCTGACTGTGTTTGTTTGTCTTTATTAAGTGTAGCATTTTCCCACAGAGTAAACTCTAGCTCCATGCGTACACCATTGTGTTTTAGCTTAACAGTCTTATTAACACCCTTGCGATAGGCATGAACAAAAGGTAAACCCGTGATTATCTGGCGGAATGCGATAGGCTTGCCTGTAAAGACCTCGCCATCTTCGTCGTGCCACTCACGGTTATTCTCGTGTTCACCTAGAGCCTCAAACATACGCAGCATCTTAGCTGGACCTTCAAGCTCTCTATAGCAAGTCTCGTAAATCATGTCGCCAAGATAGGCAGACCACGACTTGTGCTTATCTCGTAAGTAGGTTGAGATGTCGCGTGTATCATCGTGTACTTGTTCTACCATACCGTATTTAACGGCACCGTAGCCTAGTGTCATAACGGGGCGCTTAACAGTCTTGCGCCATGTCTTAGGGTTCTTAATGTTGTACCAGTAGAGTGGTGCAAACTTCTTTAGAGCGTCTCGTTTAGCATTACCGAAAGCACTACGCCTTTGGATGGCCTGAGAGAACAACTCTGAACGAGAATTAACAGAGTGTTTATTTACCGATTGTTCCAATGCTACGAAGTCATCATATAGTTCTTTAAATGCTTCGGCATTGCCCTCTTCTTCAAGAAGCTTTTCTGCATCAACGTTGACTTGCCCAATTACTTTGTCTGCAATAAACATGTATACATCACCTGGAAGGTCTTGTGGGACTAAGTTAACCAGTGGTGCTACAAGCTCATCTTTAGACATGGCGACTAGGTGTTGGACGCCGTTGTTAGAACCGTCAATGTAGATAGGTAGGCATGATGGGAAGTCTTCTGTGTTGTTACCTTCTCCAACCCAATCCTGTAGTAGTTTTAGTTCGTTGCAACATGCAAGGAAACAGAAAGGTTTGTCTGCATCCATCCAGTCGTCATTAACAATAGGGTCATTGACATAACTTATAATCTTGTCAAAGTTATCTTGAACCCAAGTAGCACGGTCATCAAGCGAGACTTTGTCGTTGCCCCACATATTAGCCGTGTGTACTGATAGCCAGTAGTAACCGTTGTCTCCTAGAGGTATGGGCGCGTCGAGCAGTAGAAGCCCTTTGGCGTTGTCTGAGGATTGTTCATGTAGAAACGCAGTGTTAGGGTATATGCGACCACGAAAGTCAACATTATACAGATGATAGAAAGCATTATTCAAGTTCCTTTCTGCTAACTTTTCGATAGCTCTTGCTTCGATTTCTAGTGATGCACGTTTGGTAGGGTCTACTTCTTTCTTAAACTTAAAGGGTGTTTTCTTAGAAGTTAAGAAAGTACATTGTTTAAATACATCAAACACAAAGGGGTTAATGCTCCAACCTGTCTTGTTTAGTTTGTTCAAGGTTTCAATTAAGTACTCAGTACCCCCTTCTTTACAAGCAGCAATAGCATCTTCGTGGGGGGCTTTTTTAATAAGGGTGTATCCGCTCTCATGGTAGTATTTCCCAACAACCCAATCAGCAGGAGCTACGGGTGCAGGGAACATTTCGGTGCTGTCGTCCTCAATAGACTCCATCACGTTGTTTAAGGCTTCAGCATCTTCAACTCGAACATGGTAGGACGAGTGCTTGCTTAGTTTTCCGTTCTTCTTCTTCTTACGCTTCTTAACGATTGATACTATGTTGGTGTCGATGTAGGCTAAGAATATAAACCAACCGAGGTGGATTGCGTCTAATTCGTTAAACCTTAGTTTGTACTTTCTATTTATACTATTACCAACCGACGATAGAATGTTTGTTAATTCAGACATAACTTCGATTTTAGTAAGGATGTGTCCGTAGGTAAAACTTATCATCTCTTGGGGGTCTTTGTCGAACAAAGGCCAAGGGGTGTTACGCTTGTCAGGCTTCTCACCCTTTAAGTCCAGTAGATAACCTTGTCGTTCTTTAATGTTATCACAGAGGGTTCCCATCGCGTTCATTAGCTATTCCTTCTAGGGGGGTGTGGACATGGTGCCAAAGAGACACTCCACAGGTTAAGGAGTCTATAACTATATTTAGTCTTCGAGTTTCCCTGAAATACCGAGGGCGCAAACGATTACAAAAAATACAGTCATCATAATTTAGTTACTTTCAAAAAAAAATAAGGGAAGTAAAATGCCCCACCACCCCGAAGGGCAGCAGGGCGATTGGGGGGGGGGTTAACCGTTCATTCGTGGGTTGTTTGTGTCTAATGTCTTAACCCAGTTGTTGATGCTTGCTTCACAGCAACCAACGCGTGCTGCAGCTTGTTTTACAGTAATCTCGCGGTCTACGACTTGACTTGCGGTAGTAACACGGGTGCGGTTATCCCAAGCACGAGAGCCGTCTGTCTTTCGGTGTGGAAGACCCTGTGTTAGGATGTAGTTGGATTTTGTGAAAAAGCTATTGATGTTGTCGTTACGAGTAGCCATGTGGTATTCTCCGATATGAAAGATTGATTAGGTTTAGTCGTTTGTTACGTCTTGATAGGTATGACCCCATTTGGCGTCAATTGCTTTTACGAGTTCGCTAAAAGAAATAGAGTCCAAGAACTCTTTTGATTTACGATACTCTTTAAGTTGTTTCTTAGTCATTTGTTTCTTCCTTTTGTGTTTCCTTTAGCTCGGCCTCGTAAGCATCCAAAGCAGCATCAAGAGCATCCTCAACAGCATCATAATAAGCATTCCAAGCATCACGAGCAGCAGTCTCAGCAGCATCAACAGCAGCATCACAAACAACCCAAGCAGCATCTAAAGCAGCCTCATAAGCAGCACAAGCAGCATTACAAGCAGCCTTCAGTTCTTCTGGTTTAGTCATCTTCCTTATCCTTTGTCTTATTTAGCTCAGCTTCGTAAGCAGCCCAAGCAGCATCCCAAGCATCAGCGTAAGCATCATAAGCAACAGCATCATAAGCAACAGCATCATAAGCAGCCCAAGCATCAGCCTCAGCAGCCTTCAGCTCTTCTAGCCTAGTCATTTGTAGCTTCCTTTGCTTTTGGTGTACCCAGTAGAAGTAGCAAGATAATGCCACCGATAGGGAAGATGATGATGCTTAGAATAGCCCAAGCCATTCCGTTACGGTTACGCTTTTCAGCCATAGTATGAATCAACCAACCTAGTAGACCCCAGACGATTAGTACAATAAGAATTTCCATGATAGTTCTCCGATATGTTTTGAATGAAGTGGAAGTTAGTTTAGTTTAAGCGCTAGTGCCGCCGAATACTTTAAGGCAGTTTTGTAGCATAACCATACCGAATTGGGTTGGTTTAATGTTTGGGTACTCATAAGCTAGTTGAACAGTCTGAATAGCAAAGTTCATAATAGCAGGTTGGTCAGCACTACTATCAACAACAATGTCGATTGCATTAGTACGAGACAATCCTTTGTCACGAGCATCTGCGATGTTGAAAGCCATTACTGATATTGTAGTGCAGAACGGGACTGGTGGTTGTGCAGCCTGTGCAGTGGTTACAGTTAGAGTAAGTGCGATAGCGGCGATGATTGATTTAAACATAGTTAGTCCTTTCAAGACTTTGATTTCTTCGTTATAGAGGGTTAGTTCTTCTCAGTCTTACCAGTCATCACCTAGAGTGATTTGGTTGCTGTTTTTCGATTTGGTGTTTGCTATTTGAGCACGAAGTAGTTCAAGCTCAAGTTGTTCTCTTTCAAGCTGAATTTCCTGACGCTTAATAGAGATGTCATACAGGCGGTTACAGTCTACTTTGCGTAGCTTCTTTTTACCTAATTGTATTTTATAGGTTGCCGACAAGGTTCCTTCATTTGTAGCAGTGTTAATGCTAGTTCCGAATTCCATTGTACGACCTGTGTCTTCGTTTTGTGAACAACCAGCACCGTTGCTAGTTTGGACATTGTAGCTATTTGCGGACGCCATTGATGATAAGGCGACTACAGACAATACTGATAATGCTAGGCTTACTTTCTTCATAACCAACTCCTATTAGTTTTGAACATACAAGAAGCTTTCTTTGTCCTACAGACTTAAAGTCTATTGATACTTGCTTCTTGCTTTTGGGTTTCATTTTATAAGTTTCTTTAGAAGTCCTCCAACCATCAGCTGGAGAACCATCTTTGTTTAGCACATAGACTTCCATAGTTATTGGGAAGCCATAATGGTTCTCTAGCTCGTAAGTCTTCGTATAGACCGGAGCAGGAGCATATTCAGTCTCAAACCCCGGCGACATAGAGTGCGCCGAGGAGAGAGCAGGTAACAGCAGCAGTACCATAGCTACAATATACTTCATATTACTGTAGGCAAGTTACTGTGTGATTGATTTTGTAATCCGTGTCGTCGGTGATGTTTAGTGTTTCATCTTCTGTCATAGTAGCTTTACCGCCAATTGAGAAGGTTACTTTAGTAACACCGTTGCCGTTTTTCTTTAGATTACCAGCTGTCAGGCTGTTTGAGTTCCGGTTAGTAGTAGCATCATTCTTGCCTTTAACACTGATAGTAGACTGTGGAAGATAGTTAACAACTACATCCGCTACATCTGTGTTGTTAGTAGTGCGTAGCTTGTTGTCAGACTCAACCTTTACATTGTTAGTATTACGAACCTTAAGAACAACAACCGCGTTAGAAGTTGTATTCCAAGTCATAGTAGCATCGTCATAGGACATTGTGCCTGCTTGGTTCTTTTTAAACTGGCAGTCGCCAGAGCCGTGAACTACACCAGAGTCGCCACCCCAAGTGGCAGTTCCTGAACCGTTGTTAGCGAAAGAAGCAGTAGCAGTTACAGAAGCGATGATAGCGGAGATTACGAGAGTTTTCATAGTTAGTCCTTTCAAGACTTTGTTTTCTTCGTTATAGAGGGTAGTATTTCCCCACTTATTTGTAGGGTGTTTCGTTTGTGTAGAATAGGTGATTACCTATCTTACCGTCGTACTCGTAGTGTTTAGTCCAGAAGGGTGAGACCTCCACAGAGTGGTAGTGTGTGGCTGTTAAGCCCAGTTGATTAGTACTACCATCCAAGACGTCAGAGGCTAGCTCTTTGATGCCTCTCCAGGCCTGTCTGTCTAAGTATGACATACGAGTTGGGTCGTCATGGATGCCGTCGTGAGTCCAAGAGAATTGGTTCTTCTCCCAGACAACTTCACAAACAGTATCAGGGTAGCGTTTGTCTGCTACTCTGTTCAGTGTTACTTCAGCCACAGCGAGTTGACCATCAGTAGTTTCGTGACGTGCTTCAAAGAACACGTTAAGTGCCAAGCACATTGTTGCTGTCATAATCATTGTTATTCTCCATTCAAGGTTTTTGTAAGTTCTTCTAGATAAGTTTCAACTATCTCAGAGTAGCGGACATCAATGCCTTCTTCCCCTTCGTCATTTAATTCTGCCTCTTCTCTAGCCCAACTTAGTAGGGTCTGGAAGGTTAGTTGTAGTAGTTCACGTTCACTCATTTACAAGTCCTCCACATAGTTTTCCCAATACTCTGTTTCCATCATAATCGTAGCTAGATTGATTACATCTGGGTCAGGCTGTATTTGGTCTGGGTCTAAGTCTTCATCCTTGTAATAGTAGAAGTCTTCGAACTTAGGCTCTTCATAGATTTCAAGACAAGTGCCTTGCTCGTCTTTATGCAATTCAGCTTCACCAGGAGATACTAGTTCAGCGTAGACTGCTCTTCCATTGATTTCTACTTCATATTCCATTATTTGAGTACTCCATGTTTCTTTTCGATGTGTTCAACGACTTGTTTTACAGTAATGTCGTTCCGAAGAGGTTTAACAATAGCTTTACCTTCTGGGCCTTTCATTCTGATTTCTTTAACAAGAGCATCTTTCAAGATAATGTCTCCGTCGTCATTCTCCCACGCTGTAATAGCATAGACAGGCTTTTGACACCACATAACCAAGCGGTCAAATAGTATCTGTTGGCCCTTAGTTATAGGTGAGCCTTTGCGTTTCACTTCTATAAGAATTAGTGCTTTACCTTTTACATCGTAGCAAGCATCGATGTCGGTGAAGCCACCAACACCTGAGCAGCCTTGAAAGATAATAGCACGATTGAAGTATTCACGATTGCGGATTACTTGTGTATCGGTAGATTTTGTTACGTATGTCATTCTATTATCCTTTCTTTTTTTCTGTTTGAGTGCCTACAAGGTTTGAAACTAGAGCAAGAGCATCATAGACAAAGAAGCCTACAACAGTTGCTGTAGCCATTCCGTTAGAGGGGTCGTGAACAAGCAGAGACATAGCGAGACAACCTGAGCCTAAAGTGGGGTAAGGTTTGGCTATCCAGTCTTGGTTAGTTATTGCGTGAAAGATGGCTGCGAGAAGTACTCTGTACATTACGCCTAAAAGTGCTAAGCCTATCATTGTGGTCTCCATTTCTGGTTAAGTTTGCAAAGCCCGTACAATTCATACGGGGTGGACAGTAGCTACCTCAACGAAGCAGCTAGCGCGGTTTTCAAAGTAGTCACGAGGGAGTACCCACTCAGCAAAAGTGCCGTGGATAGCATCTCCCTCACATACACCACGGTATGCGTTGAAGTGAGCTGGAAGTTCATCCATCTCGATTTCTACAACAGCGCCTTTAGAGTATTTAGCAGCGTTGTCGAAAGAGTCAGTCCAGTGAGTTACGTCACGAGTCTGTGTGTCGAGAGCTAGTTCATTAGCTTCACGAATTGTAGTGCCTCTGTAGAATTTAAACATTGTGTTCTCCTTTTGGTTTGATTAGCTGATGTGTGCGTCGATTGTAGCGATTAGTAGTACTGTGATAAAGCCGATTCCAACATATAGCATGGTAGTCTCCTTTTGGGTTTCTTCGTTATAGAGGGCTGTTTTCCCCCACTTTTTTAGCCCAAAAATAGTTCCGGTTTTGATAAAAAAGGCCACCCCCGAAGGGATGACCATTTAGTTTTATCGTCTGTAGTTGTTCTCTTTGTTCTGAGCATTAACCCCACCAGCAATTTGAGGCATCATCTTGACAATCTCAGCACGAGTTTGACGTGATACGTCACCTTGCACATTGATGTTGAATGACTGTGTAGATTGACCATTGCCGCCATTTGCATGCATATTAGAAAGCTGGTTCTTAGATAGTACAACCTCTCCAGGCATCAGCATGGCAGGTACAGAGTCTTTCCCAGCTTGTGAGCCAGGAATATTGGGTACAGTACCGCCCTGAGAGAACCCAAGGAAAGCACCGAACGTGCCACCTGTAAGGGCGCTAAAGATGCCACCGCCTCCGCCAGAACCCAGTAGACCACTAAGTAGGTTACCACCGCCAGCACCCGCTCCACCGGAGAAGATACCTTTGATTCCTTCAAACATTTTGCCAAAGAAGCCAGTAATGCTAGACATAATGCCACCTTGAGCGCCGTCTTGTTTTGCTATGGAGCTACTAACAGCTGAAGTTGTCTTTTCACCAATACTATCACCAAAAGCATTGCTTCCAGCGAATAGTTTAGTTAGCCAACCACCTTTACCTGTTAGACCTTCGAAAAGGCTATCAGTAAAGCCATCTACAAAGCTGTCAATGACCTTGCTTGTAAAGCTGTCTAAAAGACCGTGAACGAAGCCCTTGAAGTCGCCTGTCTTAAGCAGGGTAGACAAAGATGCCTTGAAGTCGTTCTTGAAGGCTTCAGCATAGCTCTCTGCTAACTCAGCTCGTGCTTTATTTTTTGAAAGGTCTCCAACAACTGTTGCCTTGTCTTCATCAGAAGCATTAATGTCTTCTAGGACAGCAAGTTGAGATTCAGAGGCGTTAGTTAGTTTCCGAAGTTGAGTGAGCAGTTTAGATGCTTGAAGATTACCAATATTGTCACCACGAGCAAGCGCCACTTCACGGGCCTCTCTGACTTGTTCAATCTGACCAGCTAGACCTCCATCAGAACGACCAATAGGCATGATGCCAGCGTTAATCTTAGCCATAAAGCCGGGACCGAACTTTTGTACAGCTGATTGCTGCATAACAAATTCGCCATTAGACAACATCGCAGGGATGTCATCTGAGGTTCCTGTACCGGGGCCGTTAACGGCACCACCAGTGGCACGAGTAATGAAGTCTTGTTTGCGGAAGGTTGAGTCTTGATTAGCCCCAACATAAAGACGAGCTTCAATCATTTTAGAAAAGCCGTCAGCAGATTTTTGTATAGCTGTTGCAGTATTACCTACTGCCTTCTCTAGCTTTTCTAGTACGGCAGTGTTGTTATCTACTTTTGCAATTTGCTCAATAAAAGCACGGCTGGCAGGGTCTAACGCATCAACCATAGCTTGTGAGCTATTTCGGACTTTAGCAAGAAGTGCTTTGCCCTCTGGGTCTTCACCGGAATTTACTTTTCCGATAGCGTCTCCGAATTCGCTGCGAGTGTTTTCATTACCAGCACCGACTAGACCTTTTAACCATTCAGGGAAGAGACCATGAAAGATGGATTCAAATCCTTCCGCAATAGTAGCTTTAGCACTTTCCCAACCGTTAACAAAGAAGTCCTTTACAGCAACGCCCATTTCAGCAATCTTAGCGCGTAGTTCAGGGTTGTTAGAGATATCAAACCCTAGCCCCACAGCAGCACCTACAGCAGCGCCGATAGCTGTACCGACACCCGGAATGACACTCCCAAGTTGTGCGCCTATAACTAAACCAGCTGCAGCGCCATCGAGAGCCTCTCCCGCTCCACCGAGGGAGTCCTCAGGGATGAAAGCAGCAGTCATCTGTTGAGCTATCAAGCCCATAGTTGCGGCATTTGCGGCAAGCATACCACCACGCATAGCTTTACCAGCGCTTATGCCTATGTTTTCAAATCCAGTTCTAAAGGTCTTGCTTCTTGAAGCCAACTTGCCAGACCTTATCAGTCCGACTGAGATGCCATCTCTGATAAAGCCAACCGATTTAGCACCAAGAAATGCGCGTCCAATCTTCATAGACATGCCAAGCGCAAGCTTAGACATAAACATAACTATTTTTGGGCTGATTAATAGTGCAGCAGCCAACCCTACGAAGACTCCCGCGATGTTGTCTAGTAGAGTGTTTCTTACTTCATCGCCAAACTCATCAAACTGAGGGTTCTTGATTTCAATTGCATCTCCGAAAGGGTCAAAGCTTGCAATGGTTGAAGTTGGAAAGAGTCCGTCTATAAAGCTCTTGCCCAGTTCTTTAGCTAGCGTGATTAGCCCTCTACCAATACTACCGACGAAGTCACCCTCACCGCCTTCAAGAACTTTCCGAATAGCTTCGCCAAGCCCCTGTGCAACGCTTTTAGCAGCTTCTACAAACCTAGGTTCATTCCCAAGGCTTCCAGCAGCAGCGATAACAGCGGTAATGATGCCGCCTCTGAGCAACATTTTTCCGAACTTTTCGTTAAGTTTAGCCTTTAAAGCAACAGAAAAGCCAACCGCAATAGCAGCAGCCATGATGTTCTTATTACCATCAAAGAACTCAATAATAGTATCACGAATGTTTCCGAGGTTCTTATACAGGTTTCTACCAAGTAGCTCAATACCAATAACCAAAGGTGAATCTTCTAGAAGTTCTCTAGCTCTTTTAATAGCGGCCTTTGCATTGGCGTAAAGGGGAGTATCTACCGTTTCTTCACCACCTGGTGTTTGAATTGTTTTAGTTAAAGCTAAGTTTTCTAAAGGTGGGAGGCTTTCAGAGAAAGTACCATAAGATTCTCTCATTCTGCGAAGAGTTTCACCAAACTTTGTTTCTACAGTTTGTAGCCCAGCAGGTGTGTTAATCTCTTTTACTGTTAAATAAGAATAAAAAGAATCCCAACGGGTTTCCAGGTTTTCAACAGTTGTATTCCACTCTTTGCTTATTTTGTCTATTGTTATCGCGAAGTCACTGTCTACAGTTTGTAGCCCAGCAGGTGTGTTAACCTGTGTTGTCATTAAGTAAGCGTAGAAAGAATCCCAACGGGTTTTCATGTTTTCAACAGTTTCACCCCACTTTAGGCTTATTGTGTCTAAACCGATTTTTAGGTTAGTATCAACTTCTTCTAACCCACCCGGAGTTTCAACTGTTTTAGTTGTTAGGAATTTTCTGAAGTTACCCCAAGCGTCTTTCATCTTCTCTATAGCGGAGTCAAACCCTGCGGAAAGAGAGTCCATAGTAATGTCTTCAAAGCTTAGTGTGTTGACGTAACCAACAAGGGCTTTCCAAGTAGTAGTAATAGACTTGTGTAAGTTAGAGAACACTCTTTTTAGAGTCTTCACCCAAGATTCGATGTATTCTTTAGCAGCTATTAAGCCTTTACCCCAAGAACCTGTGTTGCCAATAGCGGCGGCACCGTTGTGTTCGTGGTTAATGTCAAAGATACCTGTCCAAAGGGAGTTACCAACGATTGCGGACCACAACCCCCAGAATAGGTCTTTTATAGTTGTAACAAAGCTAGTAACGGCCAGAATAGCAGCATCGAAACCCTTAATAAAACCTTGTGATACATCAATAGGTTGAACAGTGAGAACATCTCCGAACTCATCGTACTTCGGAGGTTTCTTGAAAAAGTTTCTGATAGAAGCGTTAATGTCTGCTATCTTCTTTACAACCTTGTCTTTTAGTCTGTCTAGAGAACCTAGCAAGTTGTTTGCTAGTTGTTCTCCATCAATGTTTCCTGTAAACAAATCACCTAAGAAAGTTTTTGTGTCTTCTACAAAGAAACGAATACGACCTGATAACAGTAGGAGTTGGGTGTCAACAATTAAAGCCCAAGTACCAATGTTTTCTCCGAAAGAACGAACAGCGTTGGTTGCAAGGAGAATACCCTTTTTGATATCACTAGATATCCCTAAAACCTTATCCATTTCTGAAATAGCACGAGTAAATTCATTCTTAAATACAGTCGATAAACCACCAACAGTAGCTTTCAAAAGCAAGTACTCGTCATCAATATCTTGAGCACCCTTGATAATAGCATCATAAACAGCTTCAGCGGTAACAAGACCAGCCATAGCGCTTTCACGAAGTTTACCAAAAGGGATGCCCATACCTTCAGCAATAGCTTGTGCCAAACGAGGCATCTGTTCTAGTACTGAGTTCAATTCCTGACCCCGGAGCTGACCAGAGGCCAAGCCCTGACCAAGCTGAACAATAGCAGCTTTAGCAGACTCTGAACTAGAACCAGAGATAACACCCGCTTTTTGTACAGCTTCTGTTACAACTAAAAGTTCTTTAAGAGGTTTGTTCTGGTCTTTTAAAGCTAAACCAAAACGACTAAAGGTGTCCGCCGCAGCGCCAACATCAGAGCGAGAGCGAGCAGCAATGCTGAATAACTCTTTCATTACTGCATTGGTTTTAGCCATATCCCTAGTAACAAGGTTTACACGGTTGCCCATGTTAGTCATGGCGTCAGAGGCTCTGACTATGCCTCTGGTTACACCACCAGCGGCAAAGGCTGCAGTAAGGCCTATAGCAAGTTTTTGAAATGTACTTGTAACACTTTTAGCTTGTTTGTCAATGTTACTGATAGAACGAGATAGCTTTCCCATTTCTGCAGTAGCTTGTCGTGAGTCTGCGCGTATCTTAATATTAACGCCAGTCATATGTATTCTCCTAAATAAATAAAAAAAAGCCCCTAACAGTGAGATTCCGTATTGCGGAAACACCATCAGGGGCGATTATCATATTAGACAGGGGTGATTAAACCAATTGTTGATAGTACTTGTTCAATAAAGTACCTAGGGGCTTGTTGTGAGTGCCCACTGTTTAGAGCTGAGATGTGTTCTACCCTGTTGAGTATAGAGCCACTGAGGAAACGACCTCTGGTGCTTCTCTCAACAACATGTAACCACCCTTCACGAGCTTCTCCTGTATCAACAGGCGTTACTATCTTGAGTTGTGCGGTTGCGTAAAGTATGCGCTTTGTTATTTCAACGTTACCGAGTTTGAAAACCTCTCTCTCGACACGCTTCATTTCTTTCTCGAAGTTAACTACTTCCAAAGAGACTTTCATTTCTTCTCCATCCAAGGCGGTGTCCAGCCGGAACCATCCTTATCTGAGGAGGCCATCATCATTTCTAAGAATTTACCTTTAGGTAGACTCTTAATTTCAGCTGGAATGTTATCTTTAAGTTGTTTAAGTGACGCAAACACAGTACCGGGTTCACCCTTGTAGCCTTGTGCTTGTAACAATAAAAATGTTCTTTGGTCTTCTCGCCAACCTAAAGGTCGCTTGTTGAAGAACTGCCCCCACCTCATAAGTTCCTCTTGTGGCATCTCTAATAAGAGTTGATACACAGGAATCCCAAGGGCGAAGGCAATTTCATATAGAGACTCTTCGGAGTGAGTTAGTTTCCCTCAGTTCCTCCCAGGCCGGACACTCGCATAACATGCGTAGATAGTTCGGTAAGCTCAGCCAAAGGGAAGCTGTCGAAGTCTTCTGGGGATAGCTCTTCAGCCCCCACAACTGCGACTTTAATAATATCACAAAGGAGTTTTAATTGAGCGTCGTCTGATTTAGACTTTTCAGCCTTAACAATCAGCTTCTGCAAATCCATAATTTTACCTACAGTCAATTTACGTACTTCTACTTCGTCGCCCATGAAAGGGACTTTTTCGGATAGTTCTTTACCAACGAGATGTTTCATTGTAGTTGTTCCTTAATCTAATTTATCTTTTTCTGAGAATAGGTCAGAGTTGTTTGCTTGAAAGTCATCCAATAACTTGCGGACAGTGTGCAGTACAGAAAGGGTTTCCATAATCTCACGGCCAACAGCTGACTCA